CCAGGAACTTTATAAGTTGTATCGAACCATCCTACACCATTAGCTGCATCATCTTTATAGAATCCTTTGTAATCTATATTGTTGTATCTGAACTTTGTATTATTGTAGTTTGTGTAGATTTTTGCTGACGTCGGCGTATAGAAGCCGGTCTCATACCAAGCAGTCATATAGTTACCATCGGTGACAGCACCATTAAGACGAATCTTAGTATTAGTAGCATTAGTATAAATTTCATATCCATTAGGATCAAGATATCCAGTTCTAAACCATTCGATAGTATCACTCAAACTTCCTCTAGCATAAGAGTCTCCTCCAAAACGTTCGAGGTTATTATGAATGACATTAAGAGTTTTAACTCTAGGTTTATTCAAACAGTTATTATTGAACTTTGATTCAAGATCCGAAGAAATCATACCATATGCACCGTCATAAATCGGGTTAGTATAAACGTTAAAATCTTCTATATTAAAGTTTTTCAAATTCGTTTTAAGGAATCTTTCAACTTTAACATCGAATTTATAAGCAAGCTCACCAGGATTGCCTGGTTTCTGTAAATAGAACGTATGATTGCCGTAAGATGTGATTTCTTTGGTGTAATATACAACATCCTCATCAAAACCATTTTCAAGTTCTGATAGATCTACTGGAACTATTTCCGTAGTAGTTGTCGTTGTAGTTGGTCTATCGGCATTATAAATATCATAAGTTTCTTTAGTATAGTATTCATTTCCATTAGATGTGTCCCATTCGGTTAAAGATCCTGCAGGATATTCAACAATTTCTTCAATTGGGGCAAACTCAGGATTTGCATTATCGCCATTCGCATTTTTATTGTAAGCATAATATACTGTGTTTGGATCAGGTTCTGTAATAACAGAAGTATCGATTTTCGTATATTTCTTTTCAGTTACCGCGAAAGGTGATAAATCTGAATAAGGTACAAGTTCTATAGGTTCATAATGAATACCATCGGACGATAATCTCAGATATTTTTTACTTGATATACTTGTCAGAACATAGTAATCAACGTCATCTATGAATTCCAATCCATCTGGACCATAATTGAACCGATTACTAACATATGTTTCGTATGCAAATCGAGGATCGTCAGGTTCAAGTTTACGAAAATACGTTTTTCCTGGTTCAGGTTTTAACGTTTGCGTTTTATCGACTAATTCGAATTCTGATATAAATTCGCGACTACCACTACTAACGGAACCAATAGTAGTTCCAATTGATGTATAACCACTAGGTGTTTCAACAGTAATTTCTTTGAAGTACTCGTATCCAGATTGTGGACCGTTTGCTCTATCTGTATCAGATAGAATAATCGGATCGTCACTATATTTTGGAACAAGTGTTGGATCATTGAACTGATTCAAATGTTTATTCCAGAATGTACCATTTACAAAGTTATCACATGTAACGTAGACAACTTCCTTATCAGCATAAGGATCGGAAGTAACTTCATTTATACTTGTGATTGGAGTAAACTTATATTTTGGATTTTCTCCTGGACCGATTTCATAATGATAGATATCGAGATCATCTCTAAGATCTACTGCAGCAAACTCTACTGGAGAGTAATTAATGCTAGAAATAAGAGTATAATATTCGTCGACAGACTGATCAAAAGAAGTTTCAGTAGCAAATTCATAGCGCACATCTCCATCTTCCTCAATTTTATGGAAATACATCTTACCAAGCTGCATACCCTGATTTCTTTCTGAATCACTTACGAGAACAAACACATCATTCTTAGGAACTATCTTAGCGACTAGTCTCATGTTAGCTGGTGAAGATGGATATACATAAATCTCATCGGTATGCAATCCGTTAAGATCGAACTTTTTATTGGATTTATCGACGAAATAGTATTGAGTATCTGGTTCCCAAGCAGAAATACTTCCAGCAGGGATTTTAAAATAGCCAGAATTGCCTTTTTCGTCATTATAATAATAATAAGTTGTATCTGGATCAGGTACTGTAACTACAGAAGTGTCGACTTCAGCATATCTTGACTCATCGCCATTTTCAATATAGCGTACATTAGTGTTTGGATAAGCTGTATAAGTTCTTACACAATATGTCTTTCCATAAACTGCACCGGCAGCAACTTCTTCAGGAGAAAGTCTTTGCCAGTTTATAAAACTTTCTTTTTTAATCAATGCCAAATTGCTAGGAATATCGTCATAATTCTCAAAAGTTATTCTTTCAATTTCTCTAAAACTATATTTTGCATAATCATCATTATTCACAAAGTAATACTTTGGATTAGCATCGTATTGCTGTGATTTTGGAATATCATGCATAAACAGTTTCTGAGTTCTAGCTTTATACAAATCATAATCTGCTTTGTACTCAGAAGGAGAAAGATATTCTGAATGACTTGTTCTCTGAGAATAGAGCGTTCCACCACCATTGATAAACTGTTGAAGTTCATTTTCTGGAATAGGAACATACGTGTCAATACTCTTAAGCTGATAAACGTCGCCTGTACCAAATTCATCGTAGTCTACGAATAGAGTTGGTGTACGTTTACGATAACTTATAATGAGTGCATCTTCTTCTGTTTTTATGAAGTATTCGCCAGTTTCAAAATCTACAGTATAATAAATCGCTCCATAGAAATATTCTGTACCTTCAACCCAGTTATCAACATCATCTTGTGTTATCCGAATATAATTATCACCATCGCGTTTATAGAAACCTTCATTTTCAGAAGCGATTGGACTTAAATCAGGAACGGAGTCATTTCCATGTGAGCTCATTTCAATCATCATCATGGGAGATATTCTACCACTATCATCTTTAAAATAGAAAAAATATGAATTATTAACATATGATTCTGGTATAACTTCCATGTTTTGAGTCATTTGTAACAGATCGTCAAATGTTATTTTCTTATAAGGTTCGTAATTATACTCTTTGAAGTAATAATCTTCGCTAGGATCAGCAACTGGTAAATCAAGAACACCAGAGCCATAGAATCCGCCAGGCCATTGCGCATATACTTCATGAGGCAATTTAGTTCCTTCAACATCACGATTAACTTTGATATACTGCGGTTCAGATTCTCCTGCAGGAATTTTCTTATAATAAGTCTGTCCCTGAACAGGTTCTCCTTCAACTGGAACATAATCTGTTTCGTTCTTAGTCACAAGAATTCTATAGTTATCATCGTTATTGTATATTAAAAGATCCACTGGAGCAATTTTTTCACTCTCACCGATCCTATTGAGAATATCGACAGGAATGTAAGAACGTTTTGCAACAGCAATATTACCGCCATAAGATCTCATAATATCATAAATTGAAGCTGTTCTCTCAGCAAAAATATGATTTTCTTCAACAAGAGTTCTTGTGTAGTAAGTAGTATCTGGATCCCAAACGGTGAGTACATCGCTACCACCTGTACCAACATAATGATAGTCATCACCATATCCAACACCTTGAGAATTATCATTGTGACTATAATATTCAACACCTGATTCTGGAGTTGGAGTTTGTGTCTTATCGACTTCAGTATATTCGTACTTATCGAAGTACATGATAGCATCGCCACCAGTAGCGCTATCGGAATTTTCTGCACCTCCAGCACCATAACCATATTTTACCCAATAGGTATCTTTGGTATTTACTTCGTCGATAATATCTTCAGGATTCTTTCCGTACATCTCACGAATTTCAGGAATACGTCTTGCATTGAGTGCAAGAAGATGTTCTGATTCGTCAGTAGGATCAAATTCCGTAATCGTAGGAGTTTTTGATACCCTAGTATAATATGTCTTATCTGGATCGAATGATTCCGGAGTTCCAACATCGATATAACGATCATGATTCTCCTGAACGACTACTCTTGTGTAGTATTCCTCACCAGATTTCCATTCTTTGTAAGTTTCACCAGTCTTTGTGAAATATTCAACATTGATGTTGAAATAACGTACTGTACCAGGAATCATCAGATAATATTCGTAGTTTTCGAAGAATACAGTTTCTCCTTCTCTACCAATATCAAAGTCCGCTGGTGTACACTGGGTGTAAACATCATCTCCAGTTTTCTTATAATAAGTAGTATTTTCGTCATATGGATTTTCAACCTGATCAACAAGTTCGTATCTTGTACCTTCAAGAATTAAAGAACTTTCGTCCATTGGTACATATTCGCCACCTTCGGTCTTGTTAAAATACTCAACACCTTCTTCAGGAGAAGGAACTTCTTCAACGTTTACTTTAGAATATACATCTTTTGTGACATAATCGTCATCAGTACATTTTACGTAACCGTCGTTAGTAAGTTTGTAATAATCCATATTTGGAACAGGAGCTGTAACATCGATGCTGGAAACAAGTTCATACTTGTCCGTAACTTCAATATCCTGTGTATAATATGTCGTTCCACTTACAGGACCTGCTTCAAGCTGTTCCTGAGTAAGAGGAGTATAAATATAATCGTTAAGACTTGGATACTCTGTGATTGTACCACCAGTAAGTTCAAGAACATATTTCTTTACAAGTTCAACTATGCTTGTATGAACAAAGTACTGATTATCATCACGAATATTCGGATCGATAAGTGCCATATAACCCACATTAACTACAGAATCGTTATCTGTAATAGCTTCAATTTTTTCAGAAGCATCCGGGTCAATAAACATTGCATAATTGTATCCAGCAAGACCAACGTCAATGTCTGAAGGAACATAAGTCTTAAGACCCTTATAGTTTGCAAGGTTTATATGAATATTCAAATTGTCTGGATTAAAAGGCGTAGTTTCATCGATTCCGAAAAAGATTGTGTCATTATTCGTAATATGAACATTGTCAAATTCCTGAGTACCATCGTTCTGATATCCTTTGAATGCTCCAAAACTATTACTATCAATAAACAACATGTTTTCGACAGCAATTATTTCTTTAGCATCCTTAGAACCAACAATATTGACAATATTCCAATTTTCGTCTAGTTTATAGACGTAATCATTATTACAAAGGACGTAATAGTATCCATTCGTATATGTAATACCAACAACTTCATTAGTATTATCAATCGGGATGAAGAAAATTTCGTTATTTGCTATAGTTACATAGCAGTTAATTCTTGTTGCATCAATTGTAGCGTCATCATTCTTAAGATGATTTAGTGTCTTAAGATAATAAATACGTTTATGAGCAAGTCTGTTGTTAATATTAACATCTTCATTCCATTTGATTTGAGAAACTGTATCTGAATGGAGGTCATATACATAATTCTGACCTAAGAGAGTTGAAAGATAAATTTTATTGTCTCTCATTACAGCTGAAGTTATTTGATAGTCTTTAAGCGTTTCAACAAGCTTAATGTTTGTAAAATCGAAAGTTGTTGTTTCTGTCATGTATGTATTTTGAGTTACACACATTTTATGACCATAACGGAACACGAAGTATCTATTTCTTGCTGGATCTGGAATTACCGTAAATTCGTTTTGGAAGAAACGTTTATCCATGTAATCTATAGAAAGCTCTTCGTTTGTAAGTTCAGCTACTGCTGTACTATCATTGATAGTGTAATATTCTTCGTTATTTGGGAATACGTTTTTGATTGTGTTAAATGTGGAACTATACATAATTCCTACAGAATCCTTATAAAGAATTCTTCCATTTTCAACACTTGTGTTAAATGCTCTAGAAATTGCACCAAACATACCGTTGTTCAATTTGAACATTGTTGACCATTCACCATTTACAATACCTGATACTACGATATTCATAGTTTCCATGTTAAGAACATGGATACCTTTATCTGTAGAAAGGAATACTGTATTTGGAGTATTGGCAATAATATCATAACACTTACCAAACGCACCGTTATTATTTATCTTACGAATAACATCTCCACTTCTACTAATAGAAGTATCGATATAATAAACACCATCTGAAGTTCCGAATATGATATACTTATCGATTCCATATATTCTAAAGATTCTAAATGCTGAATCAGAAGATTCTTTTAATGGAATAGCATCCTGATAAAGGCTGTTATTGCTAGCCATTTCAAAACGTTCATCATTAGTAATTTTCATAGTCACGTCCGATGAAAGAACTGATTTATCAATTCCAAATACGTTAGGAATGACCTTTTCTTTCATTTCGAGGTTATCGACAGCGAACATGACTTCATTCTTACAGATGATAGAAGGATTGTTGAGATAAGTATCGTTGTACATATCGAGGGCCAACTGACCTTCGAAATATTTAGGATCTTCTGAAAGGTTTGTATTAAAGATTGGTTCAACATCAGTAAATGATTTACCGAGTATAATCTTCATATCGTTTGCATAAAATGGATTCACATAATCACCATTGGTATTTCCAAACAATACGTTATGATTTGAATCCAATGCATATTGACTAAATAAACCATTTGTTACAAAAATCCTAGAACCAACAGAAGTTTTGTTGAGATCAACTTTATTAGAAACTACACGTGTACTAATAGGATTCATTAGATTTGGCGTTATTGTCTTAGGAAATTTCTTAGCAACAACATCAGCCAAAGAATCACCAGAACGCATAGCAAATGCAATGTCTTTATTGTCATGATACATAAGACCATGTGACATATCGATTGTATTTTTCTCCTGTGTAGCCTGTGAATTAACTCCTGTTGCAGAAGATGAACCATCATTCTTAGAATAAATCATATAAGATTCTCTACCAGACTGATGATTAGCAGGAATGTTGGTCTTTACTTTGATATAAACATTTCCGTTCTTAACAACATCGTTTCCAACAAGAGCTTTAACAGTCATTTCGAAATCGAATTTGTTAAGATCATAATTCTTAGCTATTCTCATATTCTCTGAGTTAATATCAAGCATGATGGAGTCACCACCAGTCTGATATTTCACATAGAGATTATATCCAAGAGAACCATTTTCTCCAAGAACAAGCCAAGTAATTCCTCTTGGTGTATAAATGAAAAATTCGAGAATAAGATTACTGTGGATAATATCTTCTCCAACATAACCATCAGCAGCATTGACCTTTACGATCTCCAACTGTTTGTTAACCACATCAATAAAGGATTTATCAGTAAATTTACCACCAAACCAACGAATTCCTAAAGAAGTTGGTGTGATATTAATTGATCTATCCCATTCTTCTACAACCTGTGTATCATCACCAGAAGAATTAGAAATAATGTTATCTTCTGTAGCATTGTGGTTAAAAAGATTAGCTTCATATGGTTCTACGAATGCTGTAATTACATTCTGGAAATTTTCTATAGAAGAGTTCATTCTTTCCAAAATATGAGAGTCAATATCATATTTGAAAGAATCGAGTATTTTCTTAAAACGGACTGTTTTTTCATACATCTGCATAAGACCACTCTTCATTGTTTCACGGTTTTCTGTAACAACGTCAAACATTGATTCGAGAGTCTTGGTCAGATTATTATAATAGTCCACTAATTCGTTCAGTGTCGTCAATACATTATTTCTTGACGCAAGCTTTTGTGTCGGAGCCCTATAAAAGGGACCTTTGAGTTTATCATTAATGACCATAATTTTCTCCATTTTAATAGCTATTAGTGATTAGAAAACTATATAGAATTGTCAAGATTATACCTATAAACAAAATATAAAAGAGAGGTATAAAACCTCTCTTTTATATAATAAAACGATTACCACTAGCCAAGTGTGTAATAGTTTACGCCTTCTTTCCAAGATCTTGAATCTTCGTCACCGAGGATAAAATCTTCGTTTGTACACAAGACGTATTCGCTACCTACTTTCTTGTAATAATTAGTGCCTTCAACAGGTGTAACGACAGTATTTGTATCTACAAGAACGTAAGGATCTAACTGTGGAGTAGGATCTTCATCCTGTGGAGGATTAACAACTGGCGGTGTAGGTGTATCCTCAGAATCAGTTTCTGGGTAAACAACAGCTCTTTCACAACCAATTACAAGACCATTGTCTGAAATCATTTCGAGTTTGATCTTACCAAATTTTGAAACATCGGTTCTTTCGACAACTTCAACAAGTTTATCCATAACCTTAGGAACTTTTGCTGAACGTACACGAATAACCTCTATTGCAAAGTCACGGAGTGCTTCAAACTCTGAAAGTTTAGGTCCAATATCCTTTCCGTTTTCTGAAGGCTCATCGAGTTCTGTATCGTAAATAGCAGTCCATTTCTTGATAAATTTGATAAGTTTATCAAGCTGGACAGAAAGACGAGTATAAAGACCTGCTGTTGCGAAATCGATACCAGCTTCACGATACATTGTGTCTGTGTAAGTTGCTCTTTCGAGAATAAACACTTCCAATGCTGTAGAAAGTTTATTTCCGATAGTTCTTTCATTGAATGTAACGTGATTTCCACTTCTCTGAATAAGATTTACGAGAGGTGATGAATCTCCAATAGATTTAATAGCAGCATCAACTTCGCTGGTCTTTCCTTCGAATTTGATAACACTGTCATCTGCAACAATGATCTTAACTGGAAGACTTCCAATTACATAATCATCGTCATTGACAGTATTTGCACAACGTGAAGCGAGTTTTTTCAACTCTACATTACGTGTTTTACCATAGAAAAGCGTAATTTGTGTCTTTCCTTCATCATCATCTGTTACAATGACGTATTCTGGAAATTTCTTAATAAACAAATTGATCGCTTTGTTAAGTTCTTCTACCTGAGCTGTATATTCTGGTGAAGATGTCTTTACATTCATATATTTCTCCTTATGAATTAGAGAGTTACTACCATTCGTAGTTATATTATTTTGTTTGCCACTAATGGTATCCGGGTCGATAACAAAATCATTTACTATGTTTTCATATGGTTCGTCATTAAGCCGTTTTATAGTTCTATCGAGAGTAACTGAAAGATCAGCCATTTTTTCAACAAAACTGTATGCATAAGTTTTAAACTTAGTAGCATCGGATACAAATTGTGTCTGAAGACGATTTCTAGCTTCAGGTGTATCCTGAATAAGTTGAGCATTTACACATCCGTCAATAAAACGTTGACCATACTCTTCTGACTGAAGATTAGTTTTGAGTGTTTCTGCAATCGTTTTAATTTTTAAATAATTCGTTTTCAATGCATCTCTGAAAGAAGTACATTGATCAAGTGCTGTCGCATATGTCTCAATTAAACTTGGATCTATAGGGGCGTCACTTTCTTTAAGCTCAATTATCTCGTCAACACTATCTTGTATATTAGAAGATTCTTCTGACATATACTGATCTGCCAATTCGAAAGTTCTAAGATATACAATATAAGTTTCTAGAAAGCCTACAGCATTAAATTCGTCGCTAATAAGATAGTTGTTTAATTGTGTTAAACCTTCGTTAGAGTTAGAAATATTTCTTTGACCAGCTTCTCCATTGAATGAATCAGTTATATCCTCATTTGGCGGATAAACCAATGGTGATGATCCATCTAATGCGAGAAAATTAATAAACGAGTAATCATTTTGTATAGACATAATGGATAAGTTACCTCCTTAAAAGGTTAAAAAATATATTAAAATGTCGTCAGAAAACATTCTAATATACTAGACGTGGAGATACTTTTATGCCTATCAAATACAATGAAAGTGGTGCAGATTTAGTTAATGCTACTCCTCTTCTTGATAGAATTGTAGACGATAATACGTCTTCTAACGAAGACATGATGTCTGAAATTGTTGCTCAAAAGATGAAAATGAAGGCAACTTCCATGATGAATATGGTAGGAGTATTGACTCCAGTAACATATTATCAGGCGGTTCCAGATGCCTCTAATAACTACAATACTGACGCATCGGCTCCTTCAGATATAGCATATGATACAAAAAAATTCATAGAAATTAAGAATTTCAAGCTAAAACTTTCAGGAGCAACAACTTTAAGTCAAGTTGGTGAAGAAGCTGAACAATCTTGGGAATCACAAGGTACAGCACTTATTCTTCCAAGAACTATTCAACCCAATATGGGTGATTTGTTCATGATGCAATATTATGGTAGAAATGTTTGTTATCAAGTAACTTCAGTAAATCTATCTTCTTATGAAATGGATTCTGGTTACGAATGTGAATATTCTATCTATAAAAAAGATTATACTGTTCCTAAAGATCAGATACTGTCAACTAAAATATATCGTCATGAACTAATCGGTACTTCATATAGACCTATTCTTGATGATGAGGAATACGAATTACTTAAGAAATTCCGTAAACTATATGATCATATTGGAGCTATTTTTAACTCATTATTTTATGATAAAACGTATGATTCATATATTTTAAGAAATTATGACATCGATCGCGATTTAAAACCTTCCAAGAACAATACTAATATAAATAATCTGGGTAAACATGGTGGTACTTATCGATCTACTGTTCAAATGGATTATAGGAATCATGCTGTTAGACCCAATGGTGTAGGTTTTGAGAATGCGGCATATGACAATAATCTTAACAAATTTATTAGTCAGAATCGCATTTTTAGATATTATGACGGACTATTGTTATCTGTAGAGCCTAAGTTAGGACTTGATAGAGTATCGTATAGAAGATCAGTGTTTGGTTGTTTGGAGACCCAGAGTATTGCTAATTACAAGAATACCTACGTTTCACCAGCCAGAATTGAAATTCTTTCGCAAAATATTGATTCCTATTTGGTTGGCAAAATGAATATTATTCATGATGATCATCCTGATCCTTGTAATAAGGAAAAGGTTGAGCTTATGCCAGAATCCTTAATAATCCAATTACAGAACGGAAACGCACAAGATATGAATACCAAATGTACTGGAATGGTGTACGTATCTTTGGATGCTCTCATAATTGAGACGATTGTTAGGTATGTCTATAAAAAGACTGATGACTTTATCGATCGTTTCTTGTATCTCTATGATAACATGGATAATTTATATGAACATGACATCTCTTATGCAAATATTTATTATCTTTTCCCTATGTTAGGATTCATTTTGGAACGAACGCTCGAAGAGATGTATAATAATAATATACGTCTTGACAAATAAAACAAGTGAGGAAATTACACATGTTTGATGATTTCTCTTTTGAATCTGAAGAAGATGACAACATCATGAACGATGATGTTCTTGTTAATGATGAAACTGCTGTAGATGAATCTGGTGATGATTCCGAAACAGTTAATGTTACACCTGATACTAAGGAAACAGCACACAATGAAGAAGCATCTGCTGGTGGTGTATCTACAGGTAACAATCAGGATCAGCTTGAAATGGATCCTGTAGCTGCTACCGAATCATATATTCTTAGACAGTTTGGTTTGTCTAGAGAAGATATGGAAGAAGGTACAGTAGAAACCATTGATGAAGCAGAAACAATTCCTAATGCTGATGTTGTAGAAGATGATGTTGATCCTGATCTGGAAGCAACAGCTGTACCTCCTACAACATCCGTAAACATCACTTCTCCAACTAACACACACATCGACGTTAATGCTGCAGCAGACGAAGTTGAAGTTGGCACTGATGCTGAACTCAATTCCGATGATAGCGCAGTAGTCGATGATCCTGCAACTCCTGTAGTTTCTGATGCAGAAATTGCAGCTACTGAAGGATTGCGTAGATTGTGGTCAAGAGAAGACGACGGCGCTGACGATGCAGCATCAAACGACGTTGAACTCGATGTTAAGACATCTGAACAGGATATGAATATCGCTTTGAGCGGAAAAGCTGTTACTCTCGAACCTAACGAAGACGGAGATGACATGGGTGGAGACGACTCAGGTTCAGACGACTTCGGTGGTAGCGATGATGAAGGTTCCGGTGATGATTCTGGATCCGACGAAGGCGAAGGCGGAGATGAAGACTTCGGTGGTAGCGACGAAGGAAATTCAGAAGATGAAGGCGAAGAGGGAAATGAGGGCCTCGATGAAGATCAGCAGGATGAAGGTGCATCCGGCGAGTCATTCTACTGGTTCTAATCCTCTAAACTGTTCTTTTTATAGAAAGCGAGGTACAATCCTCGCTTTCTATATTTATATACAATTGAACCAAATTATATAGGAGATTTTTAACTATGAGCAAAAAAGAATATGAAAACGAATCGTTAATCGACGATGTTGTTGATGAAATCGTTTCTGGTGAAAAAACCGAAGTTGATACTCGTGTTGAGGAAAGTTCTATTCCTGAAGATCAGGAAGAACTGTATGGAAAATTCAATAAACGCGTTCCTGTAGATATTGGAGAAGTTGAAAATGGTTCGACACCAATCGGTTCAGCACCAATCGTTATTCCAGAACCTACTATTGAACAGCCTAAAAAAGAAGAAGGACCTTCTGAGCAGCCAACACCAACTGAAAATCCTGCTCCACAGTCTTCACAGGAACATCCTACGATGGAAATGGCCCATCCTACAATGGAGATGGAATATCCTGAAGAAATTCCTGTAGATGAAGATAAGATGAAAGAAGAATTCAATAAGTCTTATAATGTCTACATTTCTGTGGATGGACTTGGTCAGCTTTCTATTCCTAAGACTATGACATTCTATGAGATTTACAAGGAATTTGTAACTCATAGATTCCATTTCGTTGGTCTTACAAGCGAAAAAGACTATAAGCATATTGAAGAATACCTTAAGAATAACAAAATCAAATATCTTAATATCGTAGTATCTGATTTGGCTATCAAGCAGTTCTTGATTAAGCTTAAAACGAATACAGATTACGTTATTAAGAGAAAGCTTAAGAACTAAAATGTAATATGATTGATCCATCAACTTTTACTCTCGATACTACTATAAAAATTAAAATAATGGTTCCGGGAATATATATCCCAGAATTAAAAACGTATACTCCATTAGAATGCTTTGCTTCGATAGAGAAGATTATTTCTATGCTTAATCGAGGAATCGTGGTAGATTTTCCTCAACAAAAACATAGAGAGATATCAGAAAAAATCGAAGAAATTCTATTGGATTATAATGAACGACAAGAAAAACTTCGTAAACAACATGGTTACATTGGAACTAATGTTGAAAAAGCCATTGATACTATTCAGGAAATTAATGATTCTAAAATTACTCGTGAAGAAGAGGTTTCTGATCAAGAAAGAAGAATCTTTGATTACTCTGATGTTACTAATAGAGTTATACGAAATCTTAGAGATACTGATAATGCTAAACTCATTAACGATGCATTTGGTGATCCTAATGAAGATAAGCTTATGGCTGCTGAAGCAGAAAGAAAGGCTAGAGAACGTATAGCTGCTAGACGTAAAGAAGCTCTAGAAATGGCTACTTTAAAAGCAGAAACATGGCAAAAACTTGCTAATAACGGTAAGTTTGATATCGATGATGATATAGTCGACGAAAACGATTATTTCGACACATCGAACGATACTAAAGCTATTACTAATAACCCATTTTTCAGAAAAAAATAAATATTTGGAAGGGGACGAACCCCTTCCAAATATCATTTAGGAGATAATCTTAAGACGACGCGTTAATTTTCTTTTCGCGTTCTTCCCGGATATCAGAAAGTTTCTTACTGATAGCATCGGTAAATTCTGTGTTCCACCGAGTATCGTAAATTTCAGAATCGTCACAAGGTAATTCGATGCCAAGTTTTACCTTGACATACTCAGTTACCTTGTGCTTCGCCTCGTTTATCATTTCAAGATAACAATTTTTGATGAGAGATACGAGAACAGATAGATCATCTTCTTTCTCATTCTTGAGTTTACTCAATGCTTTGGTTGTCATGGCAAGATATACACTTGCCATCTCCAAAGCGGTTCCGGTAAAATCTAATTCTTGATCAGCCATAATCATTCTCCTTCCTTACGGTTGTTTGCAGCCTCAACTCCAGCAATTTGCTCTTCTTCAAGACGTTTTGAACTAATTATTTCGATCAATTTCTCACCCATTAGTTGAGAAAATTTATCGAGTTTTTTGCTTTCTTTTTTCGGGGATTTTCTTGACCCAATTTTTTCTTCAAGAGATTTCAGAGCAATCTCTTCCATATCTGCACAAAGACATTGGCAAAAGAACAAATGTCCCAACTCTCCTTCGATTCCTTCATAGTCGAGTCCAGCCTTTTTGGCAAGTTCGACTGCATTCTGAACAAATCGAGATTTGTCTTCCGATGTCGATCTCATGACTCTCAAGAACTTATCATCTTTTTCACCATAGAGGAACACGATGCCTGATGATAATTCGGTGCCACCTTCCTCAAGTTTCTTCAAAGCGTCTTCGACAATATTGCGAAAATCCTTTTCCATATCATTCATAATATTATTCTCCTTGAACAATTCATTAAGAATCGTTCATTAATATAATATATAATTAAAATAGGTTGGATCTATTATTTGAAATCTGTATAATAAGATTCAGATAAAATATCTTCTGGCGAAAATTCATATTCTCCAAGAGTATATTCAGATTCGATATTATTTTCGTCGAACTTTTTTAATGTTCTTTTTATAAAACCTTTAGAAACAAAATTTTTCAAATGTTCATATATATCGAATAGTGTTAATCCGAAATTATACATATCGAATATTTTTAGTTCATTCAATCGTATATTTTCCGAACGAGTTTTTCCAAAATCGTATTCTGACGATATTTTTGTATATACTTTTTTCGATGCTATTCGTTTTAATATAGCTTCGTTCACGTTTAATCGTTTTGCTAACATTCTAAAACTGTCATTTTTACTATAAATTCTACCAGAATTGTTTAGTTTAAATTCTTGAATTTTTTCACATAAATATCTCACTTTATCTTCACTTAGTCGAAAATTGGTCTCGCCGTTCAATGTGATGTTTCTGTGAACGGATTTCTTGTGTCTAAAAATATCCCAAATTGGAAATAATGAAAAATCACTATAATATCCAATATTATTTTGAGAAAGCTCGAATTCATGTTTTATCGGTGTATATTCAGCATTTACACCATTATCAATAATATCATTATAACGTCGTCTTGTTTTAGTTGATATCATAGTTTCGGATTCTGTAATTGGTATACCAAGTTTAAACGCGACGTCTATAGCATTTGAATTGTTTGATACCATGTCATTATATGTACTTCTTATAAAAACGTTTTTTGTAACGTTTTTATACATCCGTCTATTTATTATTTCACTAATAGTAGTTTTCGAAATGCCATATTTTTTCGATAATTCTAATGGCGTTAACCCGATGTTATAATTTTTACAAATATCTAATACAATCTGATTATCAATCCTTTTAGATTTCTTGAATACTCTTGAATTATAATCGAAATCGTATTTAGAAATCATGTTATCGTATGTTATCCCTTTTAACAGGTTTCTTACAAAATCTACACTCACCCCGAATCGTTTTGCTATTTTTGGAAACGAGTCATTATTAGTTTCACAAAATGCACATATATTTTCGGCAATTTTGTATCTATGAGGATCGTACCACTTTGTTCTATTGTTTGAATTCTCTGAATATGTTGCCCAACGCAAATTTTGAACATTATTATTTAATCTATTTCGATTAATGTGGTCTACAACAAGGTTTTTAAAATTTTTAGGAACTTTTAAGAATGTTAACGCTACTAATCTGTGCAATTGAAAGTGTTTTGTCTTTTTATATTTTGGACAATAAAGATCTACTCTCATGTATTGATCGTTAGTCGTATGTATTGCAGGAAATCGTTTGTTTTTTAAATCATAAACTATTCCAGAATCATTTATGATATATCTGTCTTTTTCAAAATCAAAATGTGTATTGGTATTTTTACATAGTTTTTCGAACCCTTTCATAATATAAAAACTCCTTTAAAACTGCTAAAAAACATTTATATATAATTAAATATGGAGGTACTTTCCATGAAAAATGATATATTTTCATGTGAGAAGAGAATTATAGATTTAAATAGTAGAGATGCATTCTGTATTGAGTCATTTACAAATGAACACATGCTTGAACTGAGTAAATGTGATTACGACGAAAAGCTACAAATAATTCGTAATGCTCCAATGATTTGTGTAGATCAAATATCTCGAAATGGCTCGATGTATGATGGTAAAATGATAGTAGAATCGTTTAAATCGCCATATGTTGCGGAATTGTTCAAAAGAGGGGCATTTTTCAGCGAACTTGAACATCCTCCTATGGATTGTAGCCGTGAACGTTTTATGACAGTAATGAAGGATAATGTTTGCGGCAGGTTTATGAATTGGAGATTAAATCCGTCCGATAAAACTATATATGGAAATTACCAATTTGTTCAACCAAAAGGTTACATTCCTAAAGATTGGCTTGACAAAGGTGTGAATTTCGGATGGTCTGTTCGCACATTGACTCCAACTTATGAAGAACGCAAAGACGGTAAAGGTAATCCATACGTTTATAAGTTTGGAAATTGTCGCCTTGTGACTGTAGATACTGTCAGCATTACTGGTTTCAAGCAGTGCTCTTTTGTTTCAGATGTTGATTCATATGACGCATCTAAAGAGAATTTTAATAATATTAAACTTTGTTGGACTAAGAAACGTTCTAAGGAAGAATTTAAACGTCTTCTATCTTCTCAGGAATCCCTTCCTCTTATGGAAGATATCTATGGATTTAATTTTGCTGATGTTGATGATATCTCTTATTCTAACGAAGGACTTATCACAATTGTAACAAAACGTACCAAGAACTATACTCAAGCTGTAAAAATCCCAGCAAATGTATATAAGATCAATCAAATTCTTGGTATTAAATAATAATTCTAGGAGTTATTTTTATGATATCTAGATCTATGTTAATCCAAAAACTTAAGAGAGAGATATCTCCTCCTATTTTTAACATGCTTCCAGAGACTTTCTTTAACGAAATTCTTCATGATGAAGCATTAAGACGTTTCTCTAATTGGTATTGGTTAATGTGTGATATCCAAATAACTAAAGAAAACGCTATTCCTTATCAAACATATGACGGGAAAATGTATAACTATTCATGTTATAGAATTCCTGAAAGGTTTGATGTTCCTGGTATAGATTCTTCTGAAAAATTTGAATGGATAGACATTGAAGATTATCAAATCGGTGGTAATGATACTACTGATGTATATACTGGTGGAAACTTCTTGTTGAATAACATGTTTCTTTCTGCTAGATCTAATATGCCTCACACAAGAACTTATTACTTGGTAACATTTAGAGAACCAGATTTATTAATAGTAAATCCCCCTATGCAAGTTCATAGAAACTTTAATGTTACTATGAAAGCATATAGGACTTTATCCACTATTCCAAAAAATATGGAATTCTATTTTCAGAAATACTTTGTAGCATTATTCAAATATTATGCTTACAATAAATTGAAATATGAAGATGGAAACCAAGTTTATGGTGGTATTGAAATAGATACGAAAATTAGTGATTTGAAAGAAGCTGAGAGTGAAATAAAGGATCTCGAAGACATATTCGAGAAAGACTATTTCAAGTCTCCAGAAACATTCTCAACACAACTTCTATATACAAAGAAAGGCTAAAAAAAAAGAACTGTTGCTGGATTGCAACAGTTCTTTATACTTTTTTACTTATTTAGTGACACATCAATGTACTTTGGGAAGCACATTGACAGGGAATCTAGCCTCTAAGGGCCAGTTCCTAGGAGCATTTTTGTCACCCATAAGGCGACATAATTGCTCTGCTGTCACGTAGGTGGGTACTCCCACAGGGTATCCACCTACATTCTTAGACAGATATATTCTGTACAGCATGTAGCACCTCCTGTCTTAAGTGTAAGAGTAAGATATATTGGAAAGATATTCTATACTCTTCATTAATATAATATATAACTAGGATGTATAGTTTAACAGAAAAAAAAAATAAGACCCGGGGTAACTCCCGGGTCTTATTCTTAATCTACCAACGCTGCGAACCGATCCTTGTGAATTTCTTTTACGGTCTGCAGCGTTTCTTCTATATAGTCATTGGGCAATCCACAACGACTATATAGTGATCTTAAGTATCCTAGTAAATCAGGACACTTAAAACCTTTACTTTTTGCATACCGATCAGCTTCAATTTCTTGAGACTGATCAATATACAAACCTTCATTCTGGTCGATCCTTCCGAGTAGAAGGCTTTTCCAAATCGACCAAGCGTCCCCATGCGCCAAATGTCCTATTTCGTGATTCAAAAAGAACCCGAAATCGTTTTGGCTCAATTCTTTTTCATTGTTGATATCATACACAATGACATCCCCAATGAAAAACCCGAACCCGCCACAATCAAGGATCTGATAAAAACCGTCTTTGACCATTGCAGGCACATCGAAAGCAAGAATACTTATTTTCTTACCCTCGACTTTTGCGACCCTTTTAGATCGCAAATAAAAGAGTGGAGAGCCAGCGACCCTCAATCCGCTGGCTTCCGCGTAAGCGATGATGTTTGCTTCCGCAATTGTTTCCGCAGAAGCAAACTTCGTATAAATCCCTGTCCATAAAATAGACAGGAAAGTTTTGATTTTGTTCAACATAATTGACTCCTTATAGAAGGGTTTTAGATTTGGTTGTTTCCCTTCCTCATTATTATAATATATAATTATAACCCCCCCCCCAACAGAAATATAAAGAAGGGCCGAAACCCTTCTTTATATATTTACAAATATAAATATTTTCTAATAAAAGCTTTCACAACGTGTTTTACATATAATGACATTTTTAAAATTCTTGTCATAAACCGCGTTGAATGGGATGGTAATGACGGAATTAAGCTGTTTACTTCCCATTTAGCTAATTTAAAAATATTCGATGTTATTCTATAACCGCAAGCTTTAGCATATTTGTCAGATATAATGTCATTAACAAAGTTTTTGCGTTTATTAGAATCGAATCGTTTATACACAATGTGACCAATTTCGTGATAGATGATAAATGTGCTAGTATCATAATCGAGTAAATCAAATTTATCTTCATTCACGATTATTCCGCATCGTATATTAATTCTATCTTTAAAACACATAGCTCCAGAGCATCGTAAAACTTCATCTATAACAGTCTTTCCAAAATATGACTCGTATTTATTGCGATTAAGTCTTACATCAGAAAAAGATAATTTCCATAAGAACACTGGTTCATTATGGATCAAATCCAAGTAAATCGCTTTAGATTCTAATTCTACAGCAAATTTGCTTTGTTCTTTTATATTATCATTAATTTGCATCTGTAGCATTTCCCGGAACGTAATGCTTCAAATGTTCAGTAAGTAAATAATTTCCGTCATGTAGAACAAAACGTTCGTTACATTTATTTTTGAGATATTTTGTTACATTGGTAATCGATTTTGGAATATTGTCTTCTACAGCAAACTGATCAATAGAAACAATATCGTGAGGAACAAGTTTAAAAATCGTATCATTACGATCCAAATAGAATTTATTTGAAAGATTGTGAATGAATGTATTTATATCGTATGCTTCCATTTGTCTTGTAGCGAGACTTTCTTCATACAATTTTCTAGAAGGTTCAAAAACAAATGTCTGAATTCTCGGATCAAGCATATTAAAAGCATGAATAGGATAAATGTCTTGGCAAATTCCTGTATTGTTTTTGTACTTTGATGTAAGATAAACTTGATTTGTACAGAAATCTACGAAAAGCAAATTCAAACGTTTAATGATTTCGTTACATCTATTCAAAGTCAATGAATAAATATATTCCATCTCATGCGCATATTTCTTTTCATAAGTATCGAGATGATGTAAATTGAAATACTCAGAAGTTCTCAATTTAGTCATTATGTATTTAAGCCGTTCAGAAACTATAAAAGAGTTATAGCATTCTGAAGAAATAAACATTCTGTCAAATATGATATAGCATTCTTTCGGATCATTTGCGAATAGTTTTAACAATTCACTTAGTTTAGGTTTATATTTAGAAGAGCCGATTTCTAAAATTTCTCCATTATAAACACATATACAGTTTTCGGTAATAAACCTACTATCAATGAATCTATCGCGTTGATCATACAAAGAAGCTAAGAAGTCAATAGTAGAACACTGATCTTCATAGTTTTGATGAATATTAGAACGTATGATATTTTCCATACGTTTCATTTCATCTTCAACTTCTTTAAACGGCATGACATTATGTTTCGATTTATCAAGATTGATTTTGACATTTTCCAACCAGTCATCATTATAGACAACAGAACTCATCAATTTGCAAACGTCATTTTTCTCGATAGAAAGTTTAGTGGGATGATGGATGATAATCGCATTTCCAAGACTCTTAGCAAGTGCTTTAGTTTGTGTAGATTTTCCACAACAATCTGCACCTTCCATAACAATAATGTTAACATTATAATTAGAACGCATTTGGTGTAAATACCTCCGAAAAAAAAATAAAGGCGGTAGAAACTCTACCGCCTGAGGAAGAAAGTATAATATTTGAGCTCTCTAGAATCAGCTCAAAGATTATACTTCTTGATTGTCTCAATCACCAAAGATCTTGCAAATCTCTTCGGTGGAATGGCTAATGATTCAAGCTGATCAATAGTCCATTCAATGAGATCCATTTGGACGTCAAACTTGTCACAGAGTCTTTCGAGCTCTACTTCAAATTTGTCAATCCACTGCTCATAGGCAGCCTTGTTTGCTTTAGGGCTGTCTATACCTAACCGCAGAACTTTGCTTTTTCCGTTCTGAGTCATAACAACACTAACCATAAAGAACCTCCCGTTATGGTTACCTTTATATTAATTAGTCAATAAGGTTTTTGCTTTTAATAACCTTTCTTGACCAATCTATTCTTTAAGAGTGTTTCGAAGCGTTGATACTTCACACACTCTTTGCATTTCCCGTTTTTATAACAAGGTGTCCATCCATGATGGATACAACACACGTAATCGACGGGTCTCGGAATTTCTATATCGATAATGGCATCATTGTTCTTTTTCTCCATATCAAACCTTCCTCAGTATAATAATATATAACTACATAAAATTTAAAATTTTTTCAAATATAAATTATATATAGTGATTAGGGGTACTGAGATATGCATATTGGTCAATTAACTACCAACAATTCACAAAACTATAAACGCAATATAAAGAAAAAGAAATTCCGTTCATATATGGTTTCAGAGCGTTTCTTGTTAAGTATTATAAAGATTCTTGCAAGTGACAATACTATTTTAAGAAGACAATTAATTAATATTAAACGTTTTCTTGAAGTTGTAGATAGAGATTATTATTCTGAAGACAATCACATTGATGCAATGTTGATTACATGCGATTCTCTATTAGATACCAAAATGAAACTTGGTACAAGTCTTAAACTAGAAGACATTATTTTCAATATAAACCTATTATTGCCTGATGAGGATTATGCCGAAGTAAAGAACGAATTAATCATTCCTCAGATACAAGTTGCAAAGACAGACTCAATAGAAACTGAATTGAGTTATGTTTCTGCATCACTTGACCAGAACTTGAAATATTCATATATCCTTAATGCTAAAGAAGATCTAATAGATTTGTCTAGTGAACTTACTACATGTTCTTATAAAGATTTTCCTGATGTGTTAAAAACATTTAGAAATCTTTTGACAGATATGACAGCATATTTCCGTTCAACTGATACGTCAGACACATTGAATAAAATTATGCACACGTCAGATCCAACATTCTATGATTATCTTTATGATACTTTTGAAGCAATAAGAAATCCTTCATCGTCATTACAAACTGGTTGGGTTGCTTTGAACTCAGCTTTAGGACCTCGTGGTGGGTTTATAAATAAGAATCTGTACATTTTTCATGCAAATACAAACTCGTTTAAATCGGCTTTGTTATTACATATTGCTCGTATGATTAAGCAATATAATGCTGCTAAACTTAGAGAAGAATTTAAACTTACTGGAAAGATTCCTACTATTCTGTTTATAGAAGCAGAAAACGATCTTGATGAAGATAATGAACGTCTTTATAAGATGGTGGCTAAGAAAGATATTGGATCCAATACTGGTAGAGCAGAACTCACAGATTCATGGAAACACACATTCGATGTCGACAAAGATGAGAATCCTATAGACATTTCTATGCTTCATATCGATGCAAGGTCATTGTCCGTAGATGATATCGATACAAATATCGATATGCTAGAAGAAGAAGGTTATCATGTAATAGCAGCAGTTGCTGACTATATAGGACTCATTAAACCTCGTGAAGAGGATATGGGTAAAGAAAACCGTATTCAGTTAAAGAATATTGCTGATGATTTATTGAGCTTAGCAAAGAATAGAAATATTCCTGTAATTACAGCACATCAGTTGAATAGATCTGGTGGTGCAATATTGACTAATACTAAGATGCAAGGTGGTTCTAATGCTGTTATGCAAATGAGCTCAGAGTTCGTTGGTGAATCATACGGTATTGAACAAGCTGCATCATGGTCAATGTTTATCGATGTTGAAACTCATGATGGTAAGAAATATCTTACTTGTAAACGTGGTAAAGCCAGAGGTGCAAGAAGTGATAGACCAGGAAGTTCGAAATTCGGTCTAGAATATTTTGTACTTGAAATAAAGAATGGACTTATTATCGAAGACGATATATTCTTACCAAAGCCATTGTATTATGAATCAATACCAAATACAGATTTGAATGCCAATATGAATCCTAATGGTTTAGGAGATAGAGGTGTTATCGACATTAGAGATAAACCAAAAACTCCACCGAAAGGTCATACAATCGATATTAAACCGTCTGATGATAAATTGCCTGATACTGGTATAAGGTTATCAGATATTCTCATAGATGAACATTGGATGGAAAATCTCGAAAATAACAAAGGTAAGTTCGAGGATTATTATTCATTCGAAGGTGCAAATGTAGTCGATTGTGATAATGGAACCCACATCTTTATTGGAGATCTAGAGTATGTAATTTAATAAAAAATACTGGCTATAAAAGCCAGTATTTTTTTTTATGCAGCTTTAAAGAATCCACACAAATCATTACAGAGAATAGAAATTTTCCAATAAGCCATAGATTGTGCTTGGAATCCCTGTACAGATTTAGAAACTGATTGTACACCAGATTTAAGTTCTTCAGGAACATTTTCTTTAGATTTCAAAGTGTTCAATAGTTTTTCTGAGTTCGCTTTTATTTTAGGAAGGATACCTTTGAGTTTGTTTGCTCTTTCACTGTTTCTTCTAGTGAACTCAAACATATTTTTCATAATAGAAGGTTCGGAGATATTAAAAAGAATAATTTCGATTTGATTATCAACCTCTTTCTCATTTGAAGGAATTTCTTTAATCTTTGTATCAGACAATTCTTTCTTTAAGTGGTTGACATATTCAGCATTACCCTTTTCAAATTCTTTAAGTTTTCCTATAACTTCTTTATTGTTATTAGCTACACCATTAAGTATAGTAGAAACTTCGGTATCGATAGTGCTGGCACGATTTGTAACAGTATCTCCAAGATTATTCATTTTACCAAAATCTGGTCTTGGGGTATAAATAGTACTAAGAAACATCTGTTTAGACATATCGTTGGCATTCTTGAAACTAGCACAAGTTTTCTTTAAACGTTCATGAAGCTTATTATCAAGTTCTTGACACTCTTTCTCGAAATCTCCAATCTCGTCACCACCATTATCGTTGTTTTCTTCATGATTTTTATTTTTTATATTAGGCGGATTATCTTCAATAGATTGATCCAAAGATTCTTTTCCATGTTTATGCTTCTTTCTGTATTTATACATAGCATATACACGTTTTTCATCGAGACGTTTAATAGGATGCTTAATAAAAATCTTGAAAATAAGATTTACGAAAAATCCTATTACTGCACCTATAGCTTTTACTATAGCTCCTACTAAACCTACTATAGCACCGATCAAACCTTCTGAACTGTATAGAGGTACACCATTGATGCTTTCAGAGCTTTTTATAGAATTACTATCGATAAAAATGCTATTTCCATACACTTTCTCTAGCTTTTTCACCATTTTTAGCTTAGTTGCAGCATTGTCCTGGGATACTTTTAAGAAAGTGTTCATAAAATGTATTTCTTCACTAGATCTTACGACATTTGCATAAACTTCGTCGTCATATTCGTCATAAAATTCTTCAGAAGATCTAGTTTCTAACGAATCAAGTAATATTTCCATATTATTTACCATCCTTCTACGGGATATATAGAAATGTAAATACTTATTCCGGAAACAAAGCTATATACTTAATTAGAGGTTATTGGCAATGATTAGATATAAACGATCTGTAGAATCATACGATACTCTTTTCTCAAATACTATTCCAGAACCTAAAAAAGAAGAAGTCATTTATAGTTCTGAAGGTTTGGATACTGATAAAGAATTTGGTGTTTATGAAAAACTCTACAATAAAATAAAACATAATAGTAAATATAAAGCTGATCTACCTTTGAAAGTTTATAATTTCATGGCACATGGTATCAGTTTTGATGGTGGTTTTCCTAGACTTAAACGTTTTTTCAAAATCGCTATGCGTAAAGACAATATCAAATCTACTCCATGTTGGGAAACTATTATAGACGATAATGGAGATTATGATAAGTCTGATTCAAAAGCAAGTAAATATTCATTTGGTGTAGTTTTCGTTTGTCCACCAATTGAAAATGAAGTTAAAATGAATAAGTTTGTCAAAACTGCTGATGAAAGATTTAAAGAAGCAAAAAAGAAGATCAAGGAAACTTATAGTAAAGCAGATATTACTAAATCTGTTGATGGACCTTTTGATGCAGAAGATTCAAAAGGGAAAAAATATAAAACTATGCTCTATTCTATTAGAGTAGAGATTCCTTTGACATTCTTTGATGTTAACGAAAAGTCTAATGAAGCATTATTTGACGATGATATAGAACAAAATAATGTATTATCATTTGAAAATGCTCTGCTTTCGCGCGAAGATGATGATGCAGGGTCTTTCGAAGACGCTGCGGATGACTCTTCGGGTGGAGACGATTCAGGTGGCGGCGACGGTTGGGGCGATGACTCTGGAGGAATGGACGATTCCGGTGGCGATGATGGCGGCTGGGGTGGAGATGATTCTGGAGGCGGAGACGACTGGGGCGGCGATTCTGAAGACGGTGGAGATGATTCAGGTGGTGATGGCGATGGTGAAAGCAGTGGCATAGATGTCATTGATAACAATAAAGGTTCATCATTGAACCCTTTCACACAGATTAACCATAAAATCTATACCCTTGATACGTTGAATGATCTAAGTTATTCTATCAAAAATTCTCTCGACCTTTATACGGATCGTTATGCTGATTGGTCTGAAGTTATTCAGCTTAAAGATTTGGCCGATATAATTGATGAAGAAAAGCGCTCATTTATGATGCAACAGAATCCGGAGAATGATATTAAGTTGGGGTTGTATCTTGAGCAATACAAAATTTTAGTTCAAAACATATCACGTCGGATAGAGGGGCTTAAATCTAATAACAAGATTTAAGATATGGTTATATGTAATAAGGGATTTATTTCTCTAATTCTCTTACGGAGTTTTTAAATGTCAAATTCATTTATCAACCACAAACAGATCACAAAAGACGATGCAATTGCCGAATATAAGAGGTACTTGGGAGAATCTAACCAGGGTTACTTCAAAACCATGGAAGCTTATAACAGAGCTCTCGCTCCTCATCTCGGTGAAAACGCTTTTGGATTTGAAGCATGGAAAAAGATTGTTCAACGCGACGATCTTTTCAATATTGCTAAGACTCAGATGAAGAAGATTTTTGCTAACGATGTTACAAAGCAGAAGTCTTTTGAAAGATTGTTTGATAACAGCCGTGAAGTTTCTTATCAGGCAGATATCATTGGCGATTCCCTCTCTCGTGAAGGTTGGGGTGGCGGTAACGCTGTCTACGCATCTTCTCAGGGCGCTTTCGCTATGGGTGCTACTCCATTCATTATTGGTGGTTGGCTCGCTGCTGCTCGTTCCGAAGAAATCTTCCAGCACATCGATAACCAGAACACAATGCGTCTGGAATTCGAGTACAATATCGATTACCTCCAGGTAGGTGACCAGAAGTTCTACTTCCCACAGGCTTTCCGTTCTGGAGATATCGTTGGTTATAACAAGTTGCCAAAGATTGACTGGACAACTCCTAACACAGCTGCTGATGGTACATACACAGCTCCTGCTGGAGAAGATTGGTGTGGTGAAGATCAGTTCATCCTCCTTTCTGCCGGTACTGATGGTGTTGCTTCTAAAGCACAGGGTAACTTGCTCGAAGTTTCTGGATACAACATCCATAAATATGGTATCGAACCAAACTGGCGTTTGAGTGCTGTTAAGTACACGAACGATGGTAAAGACGTTGTGCAGAAATTGCACCTCAACTACTTTATCACAGATCGTCCTAACGAACGCTTGATTAAGGCTTCATTCACACTCAAGAATGTTGTTGGTTTTGCTGATCCTATTCCTGTACAGGTCTTTATGAAAGTTAACCTCGACAACGGTGACTTCGTATTGATGACTGCTGCTGGTAATACTGCTGCTGAAAACGCAGTTATTAAGGGTCTCCAGTTCGATGGTAAGGTTTCTAACATTGCTAACGAAATGACCAACATTCCTACAATGGGTACTGACAAGTATCAGTTCATCCGTGAATGTGAATACCGCAACTACTCTAAGGTAAGCTTGAACGAGTACATGAGTGACAACTTCCGCATCGGAAGCAACAACAATATCACTTATGCTGCTTATGCTACAGACAAGAACCTCCAGTATACACTTTACAACCGTGAATTGGAAGCTGAAGACTTCTTGATCCATGACGTTCTCGATGATTCTATCGATCCTGAGAGCTTCGAGCTTACTCATAAGCTTGGTTCATTCGTTGTTAACGACCTTAGCTTCAATGTTTCAAGATTCGCACCTGGCCTGAACATTCAGGATTACAAGGACGGATTAAAGATTTATCTCAACAAGGTACTCGCTACTGCTGAGACAAACCTTAACATTCCTGCTTCCGTTAAACGTGAATGGATCTTCTTGGGTTACGATGCTCTTATCACAGAATTCCCTGAAATCAAGTTCCAGACAAATGCTACAGCATTGGATCCTGATGGTGAGGGAGCTGCTAAGAACGAAAACTATGGATTCGCAACTGACACTAAGTGTGGTTACATCGATAACCTCGGTCGTCAGGTACGTCTCCTTTCTAACAACGATATCCGTTGGCAGAGACGTGGTAGTTCCATCTTCGGTACTCTCCGTACTTACAGCATGGAATATCCATTCCTTGTATACTACCCACATGCAATTCGTATGTTTACTGCTATTGATGCTGATAATCCTAACCGCACATCAATCTACATTGGTGGTCGCGAGTTCCGTGGTGCATTCGCAGCTGCAGCAGTACAGCTTGAGTTGAATGGTGTACTTGATTCTACAGGTGTACCAGTTAACAACTTCCAGGCTCAGGTAGCTGATGCAAAGAAGGGTTACGAAACCACACAGCTCTAATCTAGGTTAGACTGCTAAAAAAATAACTGGGGGCCATTGAGCCCCCAGTTCATTTTATTTGCCCTTTAGCTGATTGGTGTAGAATTTATCCTGAATAGGATCATTATACAGCAATTTCTCAGTTTCTTTATTCAAGTCAATGAACTTAGAAAGATCATTTCTTGTCAATACACCTTTACGGCAATACTGTTGAAGAATTGCAACATTCAAAGGTGTTCCCAATTCATTTAAAATTGCTGAAACTTCTTCAGACGTCATAGTCGAATTCTTGTATGCTTCAACGATTCGTTTAACTTCATTCAAAGATTCGTTATATTCAAGAATGAAATTTCTTGGAAGTTTCTTGAAACAATCCGTTAATTCACTTTTAGATGTGTTATAATAATACATCTTACTATCAGGAATACTAAACAATGTTTGAATGAACCCAAATGTCAAAATCGACAAACTTTGTCCAATTTGATTTAAACCATTTGTACAATTCTGTGATTTTTCTGCGAGTTCTTTCAAATCGTAGAGATATCCTTCTAATATAGATGGAAATAATTTACCGATAAATGATCTGGTAAATTTCGCCAGGGCATTTAATGTATTTTTATTTTTAACGATTTCTCCATCAATCCCAGTTACATTTACACGATTATATTTCAAATCGTAGTAAACCATAAAAGCCAAAACGATTATACCATCTACCATAGCGATATATTTAGTAATATTCATTCCTGTCAGATAGCACAATCCTAACACAGCTCCTGAAAGTAAAAGTACTTTCATAATAAATTCGAATATGATTATTGCATGGATTTTAATCCTAAACTTAGTCATTCCAGCAACCACTTTATTGTGCTCTTTCTGAGCGATTGAAATAGCATCAAGGGTTTTATCCCTTACCTTGCTAAACTTTAAAGTAAACTGTTCCATAATGGACCTCCACTTGTATAATATATAAGTGTATATGATTTTGGACAAAAGTATATAATATTGATGGAGTTTTGTTATGAATACTAACAAAAATACAAAGAAAACTATAGTTGTTAACCAATTTGAAGCTCAAATGAACGATGCTAAGAAAGGTTGGCAAGTTAAAGTTATAAAGAAACAGAACGACAACAATAAATCTAATAAAACAGGAGAATGAAGTTATGCCTTCATCTATTACAACATCTTATGGAGTCGATCCTTTCATCGGAGCTGCAAATACTACAGTACCATTTGAAAGAAAACTTCACAATTCATATGATCGACTAACACTTACAATCAACAATATTCTTGAGTTTGCATTAGGTTTTGCATTTGATGCTAACGTAAATCTTGACAAGCTTTTAAAAGATAGTAATTTCGCAGATCGTTTGGAGAGCATTAAAAGAGATTGTGCGAAGAGAAAGCCAATGGTAGCAATTGATGCTGCGGTTACTGATGACGGAAGTATAAATCTTTTAAAAACTGTCGATTTGCTTTGTGATATGACAAGTATTACAAGTCCGTTTGGAATACTCGTTCCTGCATTTAGCGAATCTATTATCAGTTTCAATAACGACAATTTGTCAGCAGATTTTGATGCAAATCCTGATTCTGTTGTGAAAGTTCAAATAGGAAATTGTAATAACGATTTCCCAATGGACAAATCATCACCATTGCACGCTTTCAATTATATGCAATATGCTTTTAGAGTTGTTCCTTATTTCGTAGAAGATAGTGGAATATTCAAAAGCTATAATAACCTCAAGAACGTTGATATAAGAAATAAGATAAAATACAATGTTTATTTTGATATAACTCGTTTGTTACATATGATAATATCTCTATATGATCCATCAAATCTTGAACAAAAGTTTAAGAATAATGGAGAAGATAAAAATAGAGATGCTTATATTAAGACTGGTATGAATGTATTCCGTTCTCTTCCAGAACTTATTGTAAGAAACATTATTGCCGAGGTATATACAAATCATGTTTCTGTTCGTTATGGTTGGAAGCATTTCTTGGCATGTCGTGAGAAAATTTCTGATAAATTCATGAAATCTGATTCTATAAGTATGATTATTAGAAAATCTACACATGATTACATGTCAAATAATCCTACATTTGAATTTGATCCTAACTCAGGAAGTATTCTTGATGTTGGAAATTATGGTAGTTATTACGACAGAACAACAGCTTTTTATAATCCCAACATGAGTTTCCTATGGAATCTTTCATCTTATATTACTGGAAACGAATTCAATATCGATACTGAAGAAACAAAAATGACAATTTCTTCATTAGAGAATATTCTCTTTGGTAAAGCATTTTCAAATTACTTTACCACTTCCGCTATATGGTATCTTGAAAACAGAAACCTCGATGGAGGATTGACATTGGCTCATAGAAGTTATTCAAGATCATTCTATCAACAGTATGATTCTAATACTCTTCTTGGAGCTACAGAGTGCATTGATAATTATGTACTTAAGGATTTCTATAAAACCATTATTTCCGAGGTCACACCATTTAAGATTTCAAAACCATATGTGCGCACGATTAAAGAAACTAAAGAAAATCTCTTTTTCTATTACTGTAAGACAAGAAAAAAGATATGGCTAGAGTTCGAAATCGCTTTGAGAACTATGATACGTGTAGCAGCATTTGATAGATCAAATCTTTCAAAAGAGGCTAATGTATCTTGTTTGCGTTATCTGACAGATATACTAAGAACAATATTCATTTATGATTTTTCTGAAATTTCTTCATATGGATGTCATTTGATAAGTCCTGTACCTCGAAGCTCATCATATTCTGAAGATCTAATTACAAATAATGTCACATTAATTGCTAGAATGTTTGATGTTTTGTCTGGGGATGATTCTTTGCTTAGTACAATTTGTCCTGGTAATTTTTCTTCTGAAGACAAACGAGCATTACCATTTGATACATATATAAGCGTAATGGACTGGCAAGAATTCTCAGACAAATTGCGTGAACTTATAGCATCTTTAAGACGATTCAATTACATTCCGTCTGATATATAAGTAAATTATACTTATATATTATCTCTATAACTAACTCGGGCAAAATTGCTGCGTCGCATGTCAATTTGCCCGTTTTACAAAATCTAATATGGGGGTAAAGGTATGATGTTGAAGCTGATCTATCTAGTATTATCATTATTCAATGACGATAAGTCTAAGAAACCATCTAATCCAGATGAACGAAGAATAGTGTTTACAGATTCTGTAGCATCGTGGTCTCGTGAAGATCCGATCATCAGTCGATTCTCTTTTAATCAACTTTACAAAGAGATTGAGATCTAACTTCTGCGATTATACCATTGGACGGTTATGTATTGTGGCGACTTCTCTACCAATTCGGCATACGAACGTATGAAATCCACATCCGATACCAAAGGTTACAAAACAACTTATTCGAAACAAACGAATTCCGATTCGAAGAGTAATAGTTCCGGATTTAAAGTAATTACAGGTATAGCGACTGTAGGTTTAATAACTTACATGATATGGAAGAATATTATAAAACCTGCATCAGATGTTGTATCCAAATTTGCTGGACTATTCGATGAAGAAAACAAAAGTGACAATGTAATGCGTGAAGATGATAGGATTTTACCTGGCACGTGTAGACCAATTTCTAAGTCTGAACTTCGTGTTATAAATCGAAAATACAGGCCAATTGAGAGAGATGTCAAATACGTAATTTACGACGATTAGGTGTGATCTCGGAAGTTGAGTTTAACATTGTGTTCTTAGAAAAGACTTTGAATTTATTCGAAGTCTTTTTTTTTCATAAAAAAAAAATAGGAAGATGGGAGGTATCCCATCTTCCTAATCTAAAAAAGAAACTCCCCTACTCACACCCACCTTTCGGCAGGTGCTTTCGGAGAGGCCAGATTACATTTCCCTAGTTACCTTAAGGAATTTGAATTCGCAATCTGGCGGCAGGGTTGTAGCACCTTCTGGCAGGCGGCCTTTTCTTAGCTGGGCCACGTACAGAATTTCTCCAGGTTCTATTTTTACATTGATACGATTGGGCTCATAACCGAACACATGAGCCGTGTCGGCATGTCCAATTGCGGACTCCAATCCTTTTGGAAATTCTGCAACCTCTTCGATCAAAACGCGAGCAGGAAACTGATCAATCATCTGAAGGCTGAATGCATTGCAAATATAAACTTTCTTTTCCATAATAATACTCCTTGGCTACTTTATCCAATGTGGGCCTCGTAACCTGAGGGGTGTATGGTTTTCTCTCCATACCACTTTACTATCTACTATTATTATAATATATAAGTGAAAAGGGTGGTTGAACAGAAAATATAAACAGGGCCTTGTGACCCTGTTTATTAATACTTTATGCCCAAGCGAAAGATTGTTTGAATAATGAATGAGGATCATTAGAAGTATCACGTTTTTCAATAACTTCAGCTTCTTTTTTCTCAGGTTCATCATCATCGAATACATAAGTTCCATCATCTCTGGTTTTACCATATTCTGGAGCATCATTAATGTATTCATCAGCAATCTTATCTACAATAATGTCTTCTTCTTTAATCTTAGGAGAAGCATCATAATTTGTTAAATAATCCTCTGCTCCATAAGAAGTCTCTTCAGTTTCGAAACCACTTTGACCAAGAGCATTATCCATAGCAAGTTTAATTCTGTTTGTTACATGGGCATTATCTCTATCCCTATTTCTTAAATCTTTTTCTATAGATTTGAGTTTACCTCTATCGCCAAATACGTAATCCATCATAGCTCTATCAGAACCTCCATAAGCATAATTATTTAATTCATCCAATTCTTCTGTAGTATAATTTCCGTCGAGATTAGAATTGAAATAAATCAAATCCATATATTTACTCTTAGATTTACAATACATAATGAACCATCTACAGTAAAGATATGCTATAAGAAGGTCATCGTGTCCACCGTTTTGTTTATGATCTATACGGCCATTTTTATCGGTAATCAAACCTGCAATTTCGTCAATAATTGTTTTATCATGTATCTTATTACCATGCTCAAAGATAGACACACGGATTACATCTCCATACATCAACTTACGCAAATTATGAACCATAGATACACCAAGACGTTCATCTTTTTCATCTTTGTATATTCTAGATTGACTCATATTTTCTGCAATAATTTCTGTTACAGGCAAACCAGTGTAGTTTCTTTCTGGAATAAGTACACTCTTTGGAAACAAATATGTTAAAATATATGCAACTGCTCTACCAAAACGTATAATAGAGAACTGATTACATCTCATAGTGAATACAACTTCAGAATTAGTAACATCTACACCAACTAATGTAGAAAAGTCTCGTCTATTATTACCAGAACAGTCCATACCAAACACAATGTGATGTGATTGTGAACGTAATAGATCGGGATCTCTATAGAACTTACAAACATAAATTCTATCAACCATGATAATACGTACTGGATCCATACCAGTTTTCATAAGTTCTTGAATACGTTCCTGACCCAATGGGTGGTCACTATTAGAATCTGTCCAATGGTTAAGAATACCACGTTCAAATTCATCCATACCAGCCATTTCACGTCTTTGTTCTTCAAGATATGTTTCTGGTTTACCCAACTCATACCATTGGTACTCAATTCTTAAAAAGAATTTACCATGGTTATTATTCTGAATATATTCTTGAACAGCATCTTTATCTATACCAATATAATTACCATACTGATCGGTTACAGCGCAATCGTAAAGGAGTTCTGTAAATGGTGCACAATCATTGAAAAACTGATATGCCCATCCACCGCTTTTAGATTTTTTATTAGCAGCAGTAGTGGTAATAATAATATGGTGATGAGATCCATTACGTTCTGCAGCTTTTGAAACTGTAGAATATGCAGGAATAGCAGCACCATACTGTACCCAAATATATGGAATAAAAGCAAACTCATCATACCATTGACCCATAGTAGAAGCACCACGACCTACATTGTTTGCAGATTCTTCATTATTGCCTGGACTACGAGTAGTAATAGTATTAGAATATTCACCTGTTCTATAAATAATCGAATGTACGTTATCTGTATCTAAATTGGATTTTAGATTAAGATATGACGGAAGCGATTCTCTAACATCTTTTACACGAGATAAATTCTGTGTTACAAGAGTATCATTCTGTGCAAAAAATGCAGCATTAAAGTTTTTAGCTCCCCAATATATAATCCAAGAATAAAAACAAGCAACTGTATAAGATTTATAACACTGACGAGGAATAACTACATATGAGTGCAAGTCATTTATCAATGTCCATAAAATTGCCAATGTTGCTCTAGTTAATTCAAAATCCAGTTTAATATCAGTCATTGGAATTTTGACTATTTCTCGGAAATAATACCAAGGATTTTTACTTATTTCTATATGAACTCTAAGTTTTTGTTCGTTTGTTAAAGAATCTTCGTCTAATGGATCAATATCTAACAAAGTTTCATCATAAAGCTGTAAAAAGAATGTATTATTTTTAATTCCCATTTCTTTGAGAATATAATGCATTCTTAAGAACGAAACGTTCTTTGTATTGTATTGTAGCATATATAGAATAGTTTTATATTATAAAGTAAACGTATCACATTTTTATATAATTTGTATGAGGTTTGATTTATGCCAGCATTAAATTACGATAATTTTATGCAACCTATGAAAGGACAGGCTGCATTTTCTCTAAGAGGCAAACTTGAAGAATATAAAAAACTTTATTTCGAATTATATGCTAAAGAATTATTAGTTTCTTGTGTATATAATAAACGATATGATAGATTCACTTTCTTTTTCAAACTTCCTAGTGCAGAAAATGATAAATATCCTACTGCAATTATGTACGATATTGTCATCGAGTTTGATCCGAATAAAAAACTAAAGGACGCTTTGAAAAATTCTGCATCTATTAAGGATTATGATATTTATATTTATTCTAATTCTCCTAGTTTTGTGTTTACATTTGATTATGTAGTAAAACACAGATATGGATTCCCACATTGTATACCATATAGTCATTTGAGCAAAGTTGCTGTAACCCAAGCCCCTGAAATAAGAAATACGTTTGAATTAATGACTGTTGAGAAAACAACTTGGATGTGTTTCTATCATTTGGTCTATAATGGGTATATAAATAATAAAGAATTAGCTAAATCTCTTTCTATTCCTGGAAAAGATGAAAGTTTCTATATGAGACGTGTAGAAACTCAACCAAGAAAGCTGAAAGAGATAAAAGAACTTCACGAGATGATGAAAGAAGCAAAAGCTAAACAAAAAGCCGAAAAAAATAAAGGATTAGTAAAAGATTATGCTAAGCAACCTAATCCTATGGCTTATTCTTTCAAAATGACAGATCGTAAAGAAAGATCATTAATGAAGTTTAATGATAAAAATAATTTTAAAAAGACTATGCATCAAGGATTTAGATTTGGAGGAAAGAAATAATGCTTGAAAATATTATTGATGATAACGAAAACGCTGTAGAAATGGCTACAAGCGAAACACAACAAACCGAAATAGCCAATCAGGCTATTCAGGAGTACATAGATGCTATACGCTCTCAAGCAGAATCTTGTATAAGAAAACCTGTAGAAGATGATTATTTTGAATCGTTTGCTAATGGATTTTTAAAAATACCTGCTGAAGAGTTCTATGATTCTGCATATATTACAGATGATAAACTATCAAGAAATGATAAAGATTACATGACGATGTTTCTTGACGCAATGAATTACACATTCGAAATGAATTTCGGTATAAAATTGCTTGAACCTACATCTGGTATGCTTTATTCATTATATAAGATATTTATTACGAATTTCTCAGACTTTTTCTTGAATTATATATGCGGATTACAGAAACTTGATAGTTTGTACGAAGAAGATATTCCTAACTGGGAAGAACTTTCTTTCGAAAACTATAAAAAAATAACGGGAGTAACAACCCCCGCTATTTCTTATAATCTTGTAAATTCATACATAGATCACATAATCGAAAATGGCATTATAGCCGAAAGTTATTTCGATATATGTGATCTAGAATCATCAGGTAACGACGATTTGACGTATCTCATGGTAGAAACAGCCAATTACAGGGTCCAGTATGATAATGAATTCTTCAGGATTAAACTCGGAAAAATTCTTTCTACGAATGTAATACGCGATTCTATCGTTAATAAACTCGTAGATATACTTGCGCCCAATGAATCCGATGGAAACGTTTCTACTGCTTCCCCCGAACTTCTCGACGTAGACGTCACAGAGCATGTCGACTAATTGGTCTCTAAGCTCTTCAACGAACGGAATGATTTCAGCTTTATGCTGTTTAACAAGCTTTCTAACTTTTCTGTTATAAGCTCTTACATTCTTTACAAGGCTCGACATGTTCGGGCTTTGTATATTTTGCTTTATAGCTACTACTGCTTTATCACCACCATTGTATGCATAAAATGCATACGCATCACCATGTCTTTTATATAGATCGTGATAATAATTAATGGTCATTACCATATAATAGCAATATACCGAAGTGATTTTAGATTCATCTTTCGGCTTAAAAGCATTTACAAACCGTTTGTTTTTAAGATTTGAAGAATTCAGTTGAGATGGTCCTAAGTCAACAGAACCATTCTTATTAACATGACGAAATGCTGTAAAATTAGCACTTTCGTGAACCATTATTGAATAGAAATTCAAACGAATTTCCGGAAAGTCTTTAGTGTAATAAAGAAAAGCTTCAGCATATTCTTCAGGTATAACACTTCTGTAATATTCCTCTTCAAATTCTATGTCAGATTTGATCTGATAAGAGATACAATAAAGATCATTTCTGACTCTCTCTGGTACGCCTGATGAAGCGAAAAGATTGCTGATTGTCATGAAAGAGACAATCAGTACCAAAATTAAGTTTTTCATTTCATTTCCCTCATAAAATTGATGTATATTAGCTTTGTTTGGTGTAATTTAACACTAAACAAACCCCTCACAGTTATAATATATAAATAAAAAAATTAAAATAGGGCATGCATAAAGCATGCCCTCTCATTTATTATTCATCATTCCTCCTGTATATTTTTATTTTTACTGAACACAATTATGTATTTACTGAATACATTTATACATTAGCATCCCAGAAACGCATACATTTCTGGTTGAGCTAACCTATGTTCAGACGAACCGAGCATAACCCCATCAAATGGGCTAAACCCGGTTCGTTTGACAAACTCAGAATATGACAGCAAATCATATCCCGAGGTCAAACCACCATTCTCGTCTGCTACTGGGTAGTAGTAACGAAAAACTTTAGGTTCGGTCATTTCGCCTCACCTCCTTGTAAAGACGAGATTAAGGAAGAGTGGGGGCGACCACTCTTCCTTTTCTTTACAATATTATAATATACAATTGAATACTCCGTTTTACCAGAAAGAAGGGTTAAACCCTTCTTTTATTTTATTTTCTATATAACAATAAAATTATCTTCAAAAACCAGTTTTTCAAACATTATAATATATTTAATGATCGAATATCACGCCGATATTTCATAGAAATTTCAGGCGGATAAATTGAATATTCAATATAAAACCTAGCTAGGAGGAATCACTATGGCTATAGAAGACAGTGGTTTCGGCATTAGTAGCATTCAAGTTGTTGACAACTCTATTGCTACCGTTGCTGCTACAACCGCTCTTAACATTCTTCCTTCACTTCATCCTGTTTTCTCATCCGACGGTAAAGACAACAAGATTTGTGAAATGAAGAATTTCAATAGTGTATTATCAAACTATGGCTCAGATTTCGCCGACATTAACACATTTGGTCAGCAGAATTTGAACGTACAGCAGGTATTCGATGCTGGTGGATCTGGTTATATCTGCCGTCTTATGCCAGCTGACGCAACTTATGCTCATGCCGTTATTAAAGTCGGTGTACGTAAAGCCGATAACATCCCTGTTTATAAAAGAGATGGATTTGGTGAATACATTCTTGATGAAAATGGAAACAAAGTTCAACTTACTGCAAAACATTCAGAGACTGTAACCGTTGCTGGTCCTGATGGTGTTGATACTGAGCAGATTGTAGAAACTGAAGTTCCTGTAACTATGTCAGGTTTGGAACTTAAAGTTTTTGTCGATCATGCTACAAACGAAGAGCTTGCAAAGTATCCTTCACATCGCGCATTGACAACATTCTTTGAACGTAGTGGCACTGATGCTGATGGATATTTCGTAGTTCCTATGGCATTTGTACGTTATTATGCACGTGGTAAATGTGGTGGAAATTATGGTGTACGCATCATCAATGACTTCTTGAGAGATTCTAAAGTTAATGATGGTCGTCGTTATCAGATCTTCCTCGGTAAAAAGACTTCAGCTGGTGTAGAAATTCTTTCAATCGGCAATGGATTGTCATTCTCTTTCAATCCAAAAGCTCAGATTTCTAAAACAATCAGCACTATTGAATCATTGCAGAAGATTTATCAGAACAACGATGAAAGTCTTCAGGAAAAGCAGATTCAGATTGAACACTATATAAACAACTATGACAAATTGATGGCAAAGATTGGTGAAATCTTGTCTGAGGACGATAACCTTACTGAAGGTATCGATCCTGATTACGAACTTCGTCTTCCTGCAAGTGCTGAAGACGTAGACTTCTTTAATGGTTATGATAAAGAAGGCTATAGGTTCGATAACATTACTGTTGATGCAGATAGTGTTAACTTTAGCAATTATCAGTTCCTTCAGGGTGGTACTGATGGTGAATTCGAAGGTAAAACTGGTGATGAACTCGAAGCATTGAGAAATTCTATGCTTAAGTCATTCTTTAGTGGAGATGTTGATACAAACACCTTCATGAATGTTCTTAAGTGCGATGCTGGAATCATGTATGACGCAAACTATCCGTTGGATGTTAAACAGGCTATGGCCGGTGTTATTAACTATCGTCGTGATATTTGTGCTATTTTTGACTGTGGTTTCACAGAAAATCTCGAAGAAGCAGTTGCTGTTGCTAAGTCTATCAGAACATTTGCTGAATCTATGGATGGTGGCGAAAACTTCGCTATTTGTCCTCACTGTGGTGTAACTGCTGACCGTATTATTAACGTACGTGTTACAGGTACATACGAAATGGCTTATGGTATTCATAGACTTTATCGTGTTTCACCATTTGCTATTTATGCTGGTCAGCAGAATGGCGATGCTGGTTGTGTACGTAAGACAATTTTTGACTGGGTAGTTGAGGAAACGAAGCCTCGTGGATATCAAGAAAAACTTGCTAAACAGAATAACCTCTATTGGGCAGTTGATCTTGGTAAAGCTCTCAGCACTCCTGCACAGGGTAACTACACAGGTAGAAATGTATACTTCTACAGCAATTCTTCTCTTTATACTGAGAAGATCAGTAAATTGGCAGAATTCCGTAATGGTATTCTTGTTAATGACCTTCGTCGTGTTGTTAAACTTATCCTTGTCAAATACACATTTGATAATGATGGTGCTGACGCTGCAATTCAGAAAGCTACATCTGAGCTCTCATCTAAGCTTTCTTCAAGGTATCCATCAAATGTTACTATTAACTATAACTTGTACCAGAGCGAACGCGATAAGCTTTTGAATATGGCTACATGTGAGTTGAAAGTAACGTTCCCTGACATTTTCGAAACGTGGACATGTTACATCTACGTAGAGAGAGCTTAAAGGAGTTTTTAGCATATGAGTTACGTTCCTCCAACACTGAAATCTTATGAAGGTATAAGTATTGCTGATCCTAACGGTGCCGGATACGGTATTGGTGGCATCAATGGTATGCACCATAACGATCCGGGTTGGGATAACACCACCGTAGGTATGGCATCTTCTGTATTCGATAACCTTTTGTCTCAGAATGGTGTTCGTACTAACGATCCAAACTATATTGGTGCTCTTGAACCTATTCGTTCTGGTCGCTTTATTGTAAAGTGGCTTAAACTCCCTACATTCTTCTCACCAACTGCAGCAAAGTATCTCAAGTTCTTCTTGGAAAATGCTGTACGTCAGGTTTCAGGTGTTACAGATAGCCAGATTGCTGAAGCTGGTTCAGTAACATTCGGTGCAAACGGACAGGAAATGTCCTTCCCAGGAAACCTCAAAGAGAATAACAAGAACGTTACACTTACTACTATTACCTGTACTGGTGATGGTCTTGGTAAGCTTATGCGTTATTGGATGTATGGTATAACCGACCCTCAGACAAACGTACACCACATGTACGGAAAAGACCTTCGCTTCATTCGTCCCAATTACTGCGGTACACTTATGTATATCTTCATGGGACCAACTTGTCGTCCTGGAGATATTGAGTATGCCTGTATTTGGCATGAAGTATGGCCTACGTCTGGTGATGGTAAAGGTAAATGGGAATCAAATGAAATTGGTTCTGATACTGCTGTAGGTGAACAGACTGTAGAACTTTCTGGTATTTTCCAGGATGGTCCTGAAGTCAATATCTTGGCAAAGTATATCGTTGCTGGTACTGGTCTTGCTGGTCAGTCTTACTTTGATCAGATGCTTCCTGCTTATATGTATAATGAATACATCAATAAGCTTCAGTCACCTTCTAACGATGATTCAGAATTCATGTCATCCTTCTCATTGGCTCAGTCTCAGAAAATGGGTGCAGCCAACGTTGGTGCTGTTTATGGTGCGACTGATGGCGATGGTGCTAAGAAGATCAGAAACGATATCACAGGAAAATATGGTATTGATGCTGCTAACTTGCCATCTGCTTCTTTCGACGCAACTAAGATGGTAGCAGAAATTAACGAATTTGGTGTAAACAAGTTCGAAGATCCTACTTCTTCAAAAAAGTAAATTGAGTTTATGATTTTTTTTACACCCAGGATTTATTCCTGGGTGTTTTATATTGATTTATATGGTGAAAATCGACATTTTTATATACTTAATAGAGGGTTATTTATATGGCTAGAAAACCTAATAACACCGACGATTTGATGTTTGATAACAGTGATGAATTTTTCCCTCTTGATAACGGTAGTACAAGATCTGACAAAGGATCTCCCCCAAAAGGACTTAAAGGTTACTTAAAAAACGTTGTCAAATCTGTTAGGAACTTATCCGTTAGTGTTACAAAAGAAATGTATCCGGAAGCCTTTAATCTTGCCAATTCGATTAAAGAAGATCAAGGTGAAGGACAGAATATAAATATAAAAGAAACTGTAAGTAAGTATAAAGGTTATTTACACGAAGCAAAAAGTGAAATAAAAGATATCGCAAAAGATATTGGAAAAGGTGCTAAAGATGCTATTCGTACCGGTTATTTTGTCAAAAGTGAAGAAGAATCGAATGATATGTCCGATGCATTCGGAGATATGTTTGGTGACGATTTCAATTTTGATGATATGGGTGGTAATGATGCAGACTTCGGTGAAGATGACGAGTTCGATAATGATGGTGAATCCACAGGATCAGGTCGTATAAATACTGGAGATGCAGTAATACGCTCTAGTGCAGCATCTACAAAAGCTTTACTTCATGCAAGTAATAAACAAAGTAGTATTATCATTGGTGCTACTCAGTCTCAGATTAAACATGAGACAAAACTGTTTGCTCAACAAATATTGATTGAACAGGAACACCATAAAGATAAAATGCGTGTTCTTTCAAATATTGCTAAGAATATAGCAAAAACTGTAAACCAGAACAATATATCAATTAAAGCTCAGATGGAATATTCTCTCAAGTCTTTAGCATTTACTCAGGATATGAATGCTATGCTAAAAGAAATTAGAGATGCTCAATGGGCTCTTACTAGACCTAAAGAAGAGGAAGAAACCGACAAAAGATCTACTAGACAAAAAGTCTTTGGTCAATTTGGTGATCAGTTCGGTCTTTCACATTGGATCAATCATATAAAAGGTCAGATGGGCGGTGGTCCATTGTCTATGGTTGGTCAAATGTATGACGGATATAAGATGATGACCGATATGGGAATGGGAAAAGGCAAAGCTGCTATGCAATTGCTTGGTCCTATGATCATGGGTCAAATGATTGAATCTATGTCATCATCTAGCCAAATACAATCCAGAAATCTTTTTAATAGAAAAATTGCTGGATTACCTAGGCAACTTAACGAAATTGTAGGTCATATTGCTTCTGGTGATGGTAAAATTGGTGGATGGCTAAGTAAACAAGCTGGAAAAGGTGGACCAATGGGTTGGATCGCCAATCAACTACAAAACTTAGCAGGAAAAGCCCATATTGAGGATGATATGACTTATTCTACTGATAGGTACAATATATCTAACAGAATGAAAGAAGTCCATCCATTTGATAATCATGCACATAAAGCTCTTACAGAAGTAATTCCAGAATTCCTTAGTAGAATCTCTGCTGGTGTAAATCATACTGAGCAAGAAACATTTGATTACACTACAAACAAGATGGTAAAACGCAGCTACTTCAATAAACTTCAGGAGCAAATGCATCAAGATACCATCGAACAGACAGCCAATTTTTATGAAGCTAACGAACGATTTGGTGTAGCATTAAATAGCGATAATTTAAATAAAAGTAAAGATTATCGTAGAGTGATGCAAAAATTCCGTTCATCAAATCATGGTAAAAAATTTTCTGGAACTAAATACATAAACGAAGACTACACTCCAAATACACCTGAAATCGAAAAATTGTTCCCGAAAATTCTTGAAAACTGGATGATGGAAGGTTTGCCATTTTTTGAAGCTACATATAAGCAAGTCAAATACACATACGACGAAGATGGCGAACTTACACCTGGCTATTATTCTGACGTTGTTCTTAGGAATATTAATACAGAAAATGATTATGAGAAGGCTATTATCTGCAATGCATTCTATGACTTCTTATATGAATGGGCTAAATCCGATGATCCAGATTCTAGAGCACAATGGGTAGAATTCGTACAAGATGCTCAAAATTATAAATCTAGAGCTAGTGCAGCTAACATGGAATTTGAAGATCGTGCTGCGATGACTAGTTCTGCCGGACTTGCAGAAGATAGCAATTATGCTAAACAAGCAGAATTAAATATAAAGAGCATTCAGAGTAAATTAAAAACTCTTAGGGCTCGTTTAAAAGATTCAACAGGTAATAATAGAATAAATCTATTAAAACAGGTTGATGAATACAATCTTCGTTTACATGAAGCACAGCGTAACGCAAATGCTCTTGGAATTAATGTAAGTACAATTTCTGGCATAAACGATAATGAAGATAAAGACGATTATAGATTGGAAGCTCTTGAAGATAATTCTACACATGGTGTTGTAAAGAATATCTATAATTTGCTTTTGTCTGGAATTGATGTATACACTCGTCCTGCTTCAGATAGAAGTGAAAAAGACAAAAAGTTCTTAGAAGCTTCTAGAAACAAAGGTGCTATAAGATTCGAAAACGAAAAGAAAAATAAAAAGCATGAAGAAGATAACTATAAATACGACCATCTCTACGGAGGACAAGGCGGTAAAGATCCTTTAAAAGATTTCTTTGAATATAATGGTTTGGTTGATATTCATGGACATTATTCTTATAAAGGAAAAATATTTAGACTTGTTGGTAATGGTGATGATCTCGAATATCAGGAAATTAAAGATCCTGAAAAAAATATAACTGCGGAAGATATTAAAGATAATCGTCTGTATGTTTTGGGATCTGAAAAACGAGCTCACGATAAGCAAGATCAATTGCATTCTAAGATCCAAGCCAAAAGAGATGATGAAAAGAATGGTCGTCATTCTCCATTTGAAAAAATTCCTATTATTGGACCTTTGGTTAAAGCTTTCAATAATGTCAATGAAGGAATTTCTAATATAGGAAACCGCGTTCTTGGTGAAGGTTTTTATGGAGAAATCTATGAAAACGGAATGAAAGAAGGTGTTGGAGAAGAAGTAAATGGTATCAAATCGTCTTTAAGCTCACTCAAAGGTGATATAAAGAGTGATGCTAAAAGAAGCATTAATGCTGTAACGTCCGGAGCTGCTAAAGAATACTTATCAAATAAACTGATGGGTATCAAAGTAGGAGATAAAACTCTTGGCGAAACTATTGCAGAATCAAAAGATTCAGTTCTTCTTGCAAAGCTTAAAGAAAACAAGAGCAATCCTATAGAAGAAGCAAAAATTCTTATCGATTATGCTAAGAATAACGAAAAGATACAAAAATTCATTACTCCTCTTGCAGATTTCGTTAAGAATAATGAAAAGCTTATGACCGCAGCATCTTCTATTTCTGGTATGATGAAATACGTCAAATCAAAGATTGTTGATAAAGCTATGAATAAGCTTAAAAGCGGTGCTAATAAACTCTTTGGTAAAGTCATGACAGGTAAACTTGGCAAAGAACTTTACGCAATCAAAGTAGACGGTAAAACATTCAAAGATGCTCTTACGGATTATTATACAAAGAATCCTGGTATCAAAGATGCAAATGTTGCTAAAGCATTAGCATTTGAAAAAACTCCGGATGCTAAAGATAGTAAAGCTGTTGCTAAATTCCTTAAGGAAACATTTACCAAGATTGACGATCCAGAAATTGAGAAATATAAACCTGAAATTATCAGAGTTTGTGAAGATTATCAATCTGGTGCTAAGTCTACTATTGGTGGAGCTATTAAAGCTGGTGCTAAAAGAATATTCAATAAAATTACAGATTGGTTTAAGCGTAAGATTATGAGCAAGTTTAAACTTACTGATAATAAGAAACTTATTCCTGAAGACATGAATGACATCGAATCTGTAGATGGTAGAAAACTCGGTGACGTTATTGCTAACATTGCTGAACAAGAAGGTATTACCGATATTCTTAAGAATATTCCTACTGGACCTGCTAAAGCAGAATTCCTTATTCATAATGATTCTCCAGATCTTGCAGGATTTAAAGCTGGATTGCGCAAATATCAGAAAGAAGCTATTTCTGGTAAAGCAAAAGATGTAGCAGAAAACGTAAAAGAAAAGTTTGGTGCTGCTGCAGCATTTGCTAAAGACGCTTTCAACAAAACTGCTAATGCTTTCAAAGACGATGAATCTGAAGAAGGTGAATCCGAAAATGAAGAAGAAGATGAAGATGGCGAATATCATACAAAGGGTAAGAAAAAGAGAAAGCGTCATAGAAGAAACCGCGACAAAAAGAAGAAAGGAAATAATCGTGCTGATGACGATGGTGTAGAAGGTAATTCTGCAGCAGAAATGAAAGAAGCTAAAGAAAGCAAGATCAAGCAAGATAAACAAGATCAATTAAACAAAAACATCGAACGTATGGCCAATTCTATTGAGACTATACAGAAAGATGGTATGGGATTCAATAAAGATGCTAAGAAACACATTACCGATGCTAATGATAATGCGGCATTTAAATCAGAAATGAAAAATGGTGAAGGTGTTCTTGGAACTATTAAAACCTTTATTGATAAAACTGGTCTTGGTAATACTAAACTTGGTAGCGCTCTTAGTAAATCTACTGATGCTGTAGGCGGTTTGCTTGATAAAGCTGGTGATGTAGCTAACATGTTCGGAGCTAAAGGCAAAGTTGTTGGTACTATTGCTAAAACTCTCGCTAAAACAGGATTGGGCAAAGGTATAGCTTCTGTAGCTGGTGGCGCAGTTTCTGGTATAGTCGGTGCTGCAGCTGGCGGTGGCGGATTAGTATCTGCTGGACTTGGAGTGGCTAAAACCTTAGCTACTGGTGGTTTGAAAGGTGCGATTGGTGTCGTTAAAACCGCATTGGGCAAATTCTTTAATGCTGGACCTATTAAGAAATGGTTTAAAGGTGGTGTTGTAAATACCATTAAAAATAACTTTGCAAAATTTATTACTAAATTTGCTCCAAAACTTGGTGCAAAGATAGGTGCTATGTCTGCTGCTGCAGCAACTGTTGTTGTTGCTATTGGTACAGCAGTAGTTGGTTTTGGAAAAGGTATGATTAAAGCAAAAGAATATTTCAAAGTTGGCAAAGGTATGAGAATTACGGTCGGTATGCGTCTTGCAGCTGGTCTTGCTGATGCTTTGGATATGCTTTTGTTTGGTATTCCAAGTCTTATTGCTGGTTGGTTGGGTAAAGCAAACTGTGCTACTTGGTTGTATGAATATGTTGGTGGAGATGCTGAAAAAATGGCTCTCGAAAGATATCAGGAATACAACAAGAAACGTGCTGAAGTATTCGGTATTTCAGACCCATTAGCATTGGTTGCTTATGAAAACAGATCACAAGGTGAAGGTTTTGGTGGTAAGTTTAAAACTGCCATGAATAAAGTTGGTAGAAAACTTTTGCATTGGGTAACATTCGGTTTAGCAGACGATAACGATGAGAAAGATGCTAAAATGCTTGGATTCAAGACTGAAAAAATCTTTAAAGCATGGCGAGAAAAGAAATATAAACCTCTTGACGAAATGAGAGAAACGATTGCTACTCAGATGGGTGTTAAACTATCTGATATGGAAGACGTTACAGCTGTTGACCCAAGAGAAGTTGATGCTGATCAAGATAATCAGGTCGATAACAATCAGAAAGCTCAAGAAGAGATGCAGAAACTTGAATTACAAACCAAGTATCGTGTAACTTATCTTGAAGCTTGTCGTAAATACGTTTTGAGTAATCATATTGCTTGGTTGACAAGCCGTTGTACACCTGAACAATATGCTAAATATAGTGGTGAATCTGCTGGTGAAGAATTTGCTACATCTGCTGGAAAAAGGATGTTGAATCATATGATGAAACCTATTGGTGCTCTTAAAGCAGCATTCGATAAAGGTAAATCTATGACTAAAACAGCTTATAACGCAGCAGCAAACTTTACAGGAAATTTGATAGCTGATCCTAAAGGAACAATAACTCAAGCTGGTAATAAAGTTACAAACTGGTTGAAGCACATTTTCGAACGTTATAAGATGAACGATAATGAGCAGAAACTTATGAATATTGCTGGTAATGAAATCGCTAATGTTAACTTGGGTGCTAGTCCGAATTTCTATGGAGATGATCCGACTGGTGAAAAAAATGCAGGATATCAACAATATGCTGTAAACCGCGGTAACGCATCTGCAACTCCTAGTGGAGAAGATACTGTAAGTGCTGGTGGTAGTGGTGCTTCTACTGGAGGATTCGAAGGTTATTATATGAAAGTTAAAAACAAGAATATGAAACCTAAAACAAATCCTTCTCCAACTGGAGTTGCACAAAGTGGTGAAATGTCCACTATGGACAGTTCAACTAACGTTACACCTCCTCCTGCTAAAGCTACTGTTAAAAATTCTAGAACTGACGATTTTGCTGGAAACTTTGGTAAAGAAATTTGCAATAAACTTAGCATTCTTGAAGAAATGCAGAAAGAAAATATTAGACATAATGAAGTGTCTGAGAAATTCTTCTCTGCTGCATTAGAAATGCTAGCAACTATTGCAGCTAATTCTAATAACCGAGGTATTTCAGACAAATTTGCTAGTATGCTAAATAGTGTATCTAGATTCTAAAAAAAATAAGAACCTGGGAATTTCTCCCAGGTTCTTTATTATTGAAGGATATGATCAACAATTAGTTTCAGGCTGATTGTGATCAAAGTAAGACTCCTCAACCAGATTCTTAACCTTGCGTTTAACAAGGAATTTCTTTGGTTGAGATTGTGCGAGATAGGCTTCGCCTTCATCAATGAAAGCGAATAGTCTGTTGGAGAAGTGTTCATACTCCTCCTTAACCACCAGGTCTGCAATGCAATCGACGAATACAATCGTCCTAGATCCGCATTTGCGGAATCCAATAATCTTTTCCGGATCAATTCTCACCGGAACACTTTCGTTTTCGTTATCATAGTCAACGAACATTTGAAAGAATCTTTTCATATAAATACTCCTTAAAAAATGAATAAAACTAATGACGGGGATCGAACCCGCGACCTTTCATGCCCTTTCGGGCGTGAACGCTCTACCATCTGAGCTACATTAGTCTTGGTCATCACACCAATATTATAATATATAAGTAAAAAAAAAATAAGGAAGTATTAAAACTTCCTTATTTATCGATGATGGTGTTAAACTATGTTATCAACAGCATCTTTTAACTGCTGAACAACAAGGTCAACGTCATCGTCTGTTACACCAGAAAAATCCAGTCTTGCAGCAGTCCCATTCGACATGCTGAAGTGATTCTTCCGTTTGTAGGTGAACTTATAGAACTCTTCACCGTCTTCGGTCATAGTCCTATAAGCACAGTCGATTTTCTTCATGATTTTGTCAAATGTTTCTTTTGGAAGATCCTTGACATTCACGTAACCAGTCAAACAGTTGTAAAATACCATAATTGCTCCTTACAAAATAGATTTATCTAGTAATATAATATATAAATAAAAAAAAAGAAATCCCCCTACTCACAGCCACCTATTGGTGACTGTTTTCGGAGGTTTGACGGATGGGGGCTGCCTAGTAGTATACTGGGCGTCCGTCGACACCCATTATCCAGTTAGGTCTGGATCTGAATGCCTCCTTGCCGAGCGGAGGTTCTTTCGCCTCCTTTGCGAGCCTTTCAGCCCGCATTTCGGCGATCTCAGCTTTGCGGGCTGCCTTGGCAGCTTCCATACTGCCAAGTCTGGCAGCACTTTCTGCCAATTCCAGCTTCCGAAGCAACTTGTCCATTGCATGTTGGCCTCGCCAACCAACACGCTTGGGTTGAACTTCAACCCCCGGGCGACTTAAGTCACATCCAAGAGCGATTGCCTCATCAATGAGGCATTGGATTTCCTGCTGTTCAGCAGCAAGAAAATTGAACTTCTTAATATATTCGTTCTGCTGGATAATATCATATACTGCCATAGTAGTGTTTTCAGGAAGAGTTCTAGTCAACCAGTTTTACAAGCTTTCGCTAAACGGGGTCATCACTCATACAAGCAACTCCAGCCGAGATCTCCAGAATCAACTTCCTTACTCCTCATTATTATAATATATAACTGGGGGAGGGGGTTTGAACAGAAATTGACAAATTAATATATTTCTCGAAGTTTTAGAATATGGGTGTTAAATTATGAATTATTCTAAGTTTTTGAACGTTTTATTTGTTGGTGAAGAAATAGAAAAACAATTTACATCCGATAATAAACCTGAGAAAAGAATCGGAGTTACAACTATGATTCCTTCAATTTCTACTATAGCATATATTTTGGATATAAAGTACGACGATCTGAAAGCATTCTTTATGAACAATAAATCGGAATGTAACAAATATGAAGAAATGTTTTCTGAAGATTACAATAGATGTATGAATACTATGTGGTCTTTAACTAATAAAACTGACTTGCTCGAGAATTTAAGATACATAGATCCTACAGGAATATTCTATTATAATAATGACTGGTTAAACAATAATTTAACTGATTTTACAGATGATCATATAAAGAAAATGATTTTCAACGAAGAAGCTATATTACGGTTAGGAAATAAAGCAAAACACAATACTAGACTTTATTATGAATTCAATTTTGTATCTGGCATTATACTTAAAGGATTTGAAAGTAAATTGGAAAATGAATCTGAAGAAGATTATAAAAAACGTTGTGAAAGAATAATATCGGATATAAGAGATTCGATTATAGGTGTTACTAAATCGAATAAAAATATTAATAATATTACGTTCAACTGTACACCAAATGGAATAATAACATCTAAATTGTACATAAAACCTAAATTCGATAGTTTAATGCTTCTAAAATGGTTAAACAAAATGAAAGAATCTAGGGTTAAAATACAAAATCCTACAAGAAACAAAACGATATAAAGAGGTGTTTTGTTATGAATATAAAGATCGATCCTAACCGATTCAAAAACGTACCTTTTCTTTATCCTACAGTAGACGTTTTATTTCAAGTTTCCTTTACTAGAGCTCAAGGTGATCCACTAAAAGATCCAGAAACAAATATTCATAAATATGGTTGCCGTTTTATGTGTGAAATGGCAATGTGTCAATATGTTTCTGGTAGAGCTTTTACTAAAGAAGGTATTTTACAAATATATCACGATTGTGTTAACGGTAATGTTGCTCCTAATACTCTTACTTACAACTGTGTAGTTGGAGAAAATGAGCACGTTATGATGAAATACGCTTTAGAAAAACTTGGTAATACTAAACATTCTATTCGACAGGTTATGGTCAAATCCGTAAATGCTAGGGATGAACATGGTAATAAACTCGGAGACTGGGATATTCACAAATATAAACAATATGGTCTTCCTGGTCCTGGAAATCCTTATTTCGTTATAGTTGACTTTAATACCAGGTCAAGTAAAGATTATGGTGGACACCATTTCGTTTTATTTAATGCAATTGGTGAATTGATTTATGATCCTGAAAATGGAAACTGTCATACATACAGTAGTGTAAACAAGTTACTTTTCTATAAAGTGTTTGGCGAGAAATAATCAAACATATAAATATAAAAACTCGGCTATTCGATTTTTACTTAATCGAATAAAAACACATCGGTCTTTCTTTTTCAATCGGTGTGTTTGGTCAGTTTTTATTACATGGGCTCCTTTTTGGCTTGCGAAAACCTCCTTTTTTTGGCATGAGGTCTCTCCCTCTTTTGAGGGAGAGACATTTTTTTATACATTTACAATCTAATATATCAAATTATAAAGGTGTAAATTATGGCTGAGATTGATATAGATAGTAGTTTGAAAACTAATCAAACTGCTGCTGAAGCATATAATGACTTTAACGTCGATAGAGCCGGTTTATATGAAAATACGATGAATGAACGTATGCAAAACAATAACAACATCTATCGACATGAAAATTTCGATGTGTATATAAAAGACGTTATGACTGGTCAAACTATTCCTTATATGACTACTTTGGATCCTATAAGAATGGCTAGAGCTGGTAATAATCCTGAAGATGATGCTTCACTTGTATATAAGCACAATATAAGTTCTAGTACATTAGGTCAAATGCGTGTTAATTCATCAGACCATTTTAATGCTAGATCATGTGTAGAAGCATTAGGATTATATACTACCACATACATAAAAGAACAAGTTATGAATATGGGAGATAAAAACTCAGATTTGGGTGCTATGGAAGATCGTACAGCAGTAAATAACATGACCTTCCGTAATTATCTTAAAACCGGCACAATGCAAGATGCTGCTGGTCGACCTGTAATCAAAATGAACAGCGAAGATCAAAAGGATTATGAACGTGTTCCTGCTAACTTAGGAATAGGTTTAGGTGAAGCATTTGTATTAAATCCTGTATTCCAATTCAATAAACGTGATGATCCTAGAACTAATCCAGTTTATACAAAAATAGGTCGTGTATATTCTACAAGAGTTATGAATAACTGGCCTATAGCACTATTTCAACCCGGACGATTAAAATATAATACCGGATTTATGAAATTGATTGGTCTTTTCGGTGGCGCAGGACCTAACGAAGCTTACATTAGATCTGGTGGCGAAGGTTTAATGGGAATCATTTCGACATTCTTGACCACTCTTACAGATATTGGCGCAACCATTGGTGCTATTGGTAGTGCAGTATTTGGTGGATCTAAACTTGTTGAATTCCGTCAAGCAATTAAACTATTTAACGTTTATTATAGATCATTCTTAATCTCACTTTCTCAAATGATGGGTTTGTGGCATAACAATCCTGAAGGTAAATATGTCTATGGAGGACATGTAGACGATTTACAAATATGGAATATGCTACCAACATTACATATGAATGGATTTCTTAGTAGATTCTTAAATGCTCAATTCATTCCATTCCGTTGTCAGAAAGGAATGATTGGTAGCGAAACATTCAGCAATAATACTGAAGAAAACCCGTTGATGGAAGAGATGAACTCTCAAGCTACACAAAATGATGATACTGTTTCTCAAGGTAGTGTAGGATCATGGATTCAAGACAAACTTAAAGGTGTTTTGGGGCAATTCTCTGATAAAGCTGCTGTTCTTGCTGGTAACGGACGTATTACATTACCTAACGTTTATTCATCTTCTTCATTCTCAAGATCATTTAACTGCGATTTCGAATTCCATTATCCGTATGGTGATGTTCTTGGTAAGTTTGAAAATCTTTATATACCATTAATTACATTATTGACTATGGGATTACCTAGACAGACTGGTAAATTGGTATACACATCTCCATTTGCAGTAAGAGTATTTGTTAAGAATCATATTATGATAAACTTTGGGATGATACAATCTATTTCTGTAACTAGAGGTGGAGATTCTAATGACTGGGGTCCAGATGGTTATCCTAAAACATTGAAAGTTACTGTTACTATACAAGATATGGAACCTAATATTTCATTGCCATTATCTGCACGTGGTCCTCTTCGTTGGGGTCTTGAAACACTATTCCCTGCATCAGGATTCTCAGAATATCTGGCTACTCTTGGTGGTTTGGAAATAGATCAGTTACTATCTAACTCCAAAGATGGTTCTTTTAAACGTGCAATGAATGTATTCCGTTCATCATGGTCAGCAAAATTGAATCCTGACAATATGTTAGCTTCTATTGTTAACTGCAGACCTATAGCAAGCATAATGTCATACTTTAGAGCAACAGATATGGAATCTATCAATAGAGCTGGAGACTTGAATAGAATTTGGCAAGATAATGCTAATGAATCTCTTTCAAATCCTATGGCATTCTCTCCAGAATCATTCCACTCTATGATGGATTTGGGTGGTGCTACTAAAGTCAATAAGGATAGTCAAGCTGGTGAAACTCAGGTTACACAAGCTATTAACGCTGAATCTAATCCAGCATTTAGAAACAATTCTTGAAATATTTGTTAAATATGCTAGGGATCCAATCCCTAGCATATATTTTATTTACGAATTTACAATTTTATATACTATATCGAGGTTAACCAACTATGCGCATAGCCGATACAAATTTCAATTCAATATCACTTGGTTCTGATTCTAATAGAGATACTATAGGAATAGTATTCAAAACCTCTGCAGAATTAAATAATAGACCGTTGTTAGGTTTAATTATTCCTAAATTCATGATAGGTTACGACTTTAGAAATGGTGATAAACCGTCAGATACAGATCTCAAAATTTCTGGTTCTAAATGTATTAATGACGAATCGTGTAAGAAATTCTGGGATACAGACATAAACATTAAGAACTATATATTAGTAAGACCTTATTTAAATCAAAACATTTCGATGCCTTTGTATACTGTTGGAGATAAGGTTATTGTAACTGTGATTGATAATGATATAAAAACGTTAGCATTTTTACCATATTCAATCAATCGTCTTGGTCAAAGAGCTACTGATAAATTTATGGCTTCGGTTCCAGCTAATCCTAAAGAAAACACATCATTGACTGAAAATAACACATACTTTATTAAACTTGATTCAAAAGCTAAAGTTCTTATTCTTTCAACATCAAAAGAAAATGGAGAAACTGCTGCTCAAACAATAGGTATGGATCCAGGAAATGGTCAAATTGCTATTACAGATAACGATAAGCTTGTTTGGATGATGGATACTAATCAAGATGCTATAACAAGTAAAACGTCTGGAACAACTATCGAGCAAAAGTCTAATGCTATAACAATGACTGGAGATATCATTAACCTGAATGGTGAATCTCAAGTTAATATAAAAACTGATGCTATGAATGTAGATTCAAATACGATAAAATCTAAAGCAACGGACGCTAAATATGAATACGATTCATTTACACATACTAGTCAAATGGGTAAATGGGAAGTAGATACTGAAGAGCATAGTAATATGGCAATGGCTGTAAAAGCTTCAACATATCATAATGATACACCAATAATAGGTTTGAATGGAAATACAATATTCCCATCATTTACAATTGGTGCTGTACCAAATATAAACGTTCCTGTAGCTCCTACAGCAGGATTATCAGGTCCTCAAGGATCAATGCTAATGCAAACAGATCCTGGTGCTGTACCATTAGTAAAATTCCCGCAATTGGTTCCGATATTACGTGCTATTGCTTCTGCGGCAGATTCTTATCCATCTGGTGGTGGTTCAGCTTCTGCAGCTGTTGCACAATTGGCTAATGCTGCTACTACGAAAATGATGTCATCGTGAGGTAAAAAAAATGAATTTAACTACTATACACAACAATAATCAAAGCTTTTCTTCTACAGTAATTCAACAAATACGAAATAGTGCAAACATAGAAAAAGCTTCATATCCTGAAAGATATACTAATCCAGAATTAAACAAATTCACAACTAGCAATTTGAATATGATTCTTAGAGATAATATTCTTATTGGTAAATATTTTAACAAAATCAAATCTACTGCTAGAACAATAACTCTATCAAGAGAATTGAATATCCGCTATAGATTTAAACCAGAATTGTTAGCTTCTGATGAATTTGGTATGCCAGGTTTATGGTATGTAATACTTAAACTAAATGGTTGTGAAGATTTTTCCGAATTCCACGATTTACAGTATGTTATAGTACCAGATTTACATACTATAACACAATGTATTCTCGATGAAGAATACATACTAGAAAAAGAAGTTTTATAAAAAAAAAGAAGGGCTTAACAGCCCTTCTTTTAATTAAAATTCAATCACGTTTAGGTTAAACCTTTTAGACATCGTATAAGAGAGATTCTTTTTCATAACCTCTTTTTCTTTATCTGTATAAGGTCTATAACCTAAGAGAGTTTTCTTATAGTAGGATGATAATGCGTAATTTACAATTTCGCTATTGAGAAACGCATTCTTACGAATCCCAAGTTTATTGAACGCATACTTGTCAGCTTCTTGCTCGAGTTTCATGTCATTGCACTCATAGTTTTTGTGTCCTAATACAATGTGGCCAATCTCATGCCATAACACAAAACGTTTTGCTGTTCCTCTCGTATCACCATTCTTAACATGACGAACGATATAATGACGAGAAGCTGTGAATTTATTCTTCTTAAGAGAATAAGTTATAGTTCGTTCAAATGCTGAACCTCCTCCACAAGAAGATAATACTTTCTTAGTTTTTCTAGACAACTTGATCGAGTTGTCTAAGAAAATCTTGTCGAAATCGACATTTATGACAGTGATCTCATGATTTTCAACTTTCATGGTCTCAATATCACCAATGCCGATTAACACCTCCAAATCTCTATTCATCTTTAATACTCCTCCTTAGTATTTTAATGAGACCGATTCGAAATAACGCTCAGCGTCGAGCTTCGCACCTTCCAGCGTCATATAACGATTCCTGATGTTAAACTTAGGATAATCTTCAGGATCAATATCCACTTCGTCTTTAACACATATTGATCCCCAATAATATCCTTCATTATTTTCTTCAGGAAATACAGCTACTATAATACGATTACTGTAATTGTCCTCGTATTCCCAGTATTGAATGGCTTTTTCATAAAGTTCATTCAAATCGACTTTGATCGATTCTATAATCATAATTACTCCTTTGGATAGATATAGTTTTCTTGTTCTACCCATTAATATAATATATAAATAATAAAAAAATAAAGGCAGTCATTAATGACTGCCTTTATTTATAGATCAAGAAAATGTTTATTAATGATTGTGAATATATAAATCTTTTCTATATAAAGCACTTTTGCATCTACAGATATTCCACCATTCATTCATTTCTTTCTGATCATCTTCTGTAAATGTCATGCCAGATAACATTATAGCTTCATCTTGATCTATAGTACCTTTTCCTAATTTAGTCATAATAGATTTTTTCAACCATTCATCTTCTAGTTTCATTATAGTAACAAAATTCTTTAAAGTTATGAACCTAGAAAAGTTTTTTCTAAAATATCGTCGATATTTATTAAATTTAAGAACTAGATCTTTATTAGATTCGTAATATTTTTTGGACCGTTCAAGATATTTGTCTTTATGAGTTTCACGATAATTTTTACAATATTCTCTTTTCTCTTCCTTATGATTCTCATAATACTTTTTACAATATTTCTTATTATACTCTTTATAAATCTCGCGATATTTTTTTCTGTCTTCTTTATGAGATTCACGATAATTTTTATAATAATCTTTATGAGTCTCATAATGCTTCTTCCAATATTCTCTTTTCTCTTCATTATTCATCTCCAATACTCCTTTTGAGCAGGTTTGATTTTTTTTTATCCTACTCATTAATATAATATATAAATAATAAAAAAATAAAGGCAGTCTTAAAAAGACTGCCTTTATTTATGGATTAAGAAAAAGCGCTTTTACATCTACAGATGTTCCACCATTCATTCATTTCTTTCTGATCATCTTCTGTAAATGTCATGCCAGATAACATTATAGCTTCATCTTGATCTATAGTACCTTTTCCTAATTTAGTCATAATAGAACGTTTCAACCATTCATCTTCCAGTTTCATTATAGTAACAAAATTCTTTAAAGTTATGAACCTAGAAAAGTTTTTTCTAAAATATCGTCGATATTTATTAAATTTGAGAATTTGATCTCTATGAGATTCACGATATTTTTTAGCTTGTTCTTTTTGCTTTTCGCTACGATTCTCATAATACTTTTTATAATGGTCTTTATGAGCCTCGTAATATTTTTTAGCTTTGGCTTTTTGATTTTCTTTATGAGTCTCATAATACTCTTTCCAATGTTTCTTCGTATACTCTTTCCTTTCTTCTTTATGAGTCTCATAATACTTTTTCCAATGTTTCTTCATATACTCTTTCCTTTCTTCTTTATGAGTCTCATAATACTTTTTCTGGTATTCTTTGTTCTTTTCCTTATCCTTAATCATATATTTAATACTCCTTTTGAATAGGTTTGGATTTTATTTTCCTATTCATTAATATAATATATAACTAAAAAAAGAAATCCTACTCACACCTTTCGGTGCTTTCGGATTTCTTTTAGAGACTACTTTTGGATCACCATCCAAATACAACTTTTCTCAATTTAATGAAGAAAGTTTTTACTGTGATCCAAATCTTCTTTACCACTCTAACTGGCAAAGAAGATCTTTTGTCAGATGACCAGCTCTCGAGCTCTTCGAGACTGATCGTGTGATACTTACCATTGCGGATGTTATCAGCAATGATTTCCGCCAGAACGTTGTTTACCGTATTCATATAATACCTCTTGAAGATAGGGATTGAGATTTTGGTTGTTTCCCCTTCTTCAGTATTATAATATATAAGTGGGGGGGGGGATTGAACAGAAATAAATATAGTGACTCTGGAATAATCCAGAGTCACTTATATGTTAAATTAGTTAATCAGTGTACTTTTTACTCTAGCAGATTCATCTTCAGATAGCAATCCGAGTTTATATGCAGCAACGAATGTTGTTGTTAAAGCTTTAGCTTTATTCAAAACTACGAGAGCTTCAGAAGAATTAGAAACATCTACCTTTTCTGTACATTTAGTAAGAATACGTTCAAACAAGTTAGTATTGATTTTAGTAGTATCTACTTCATCAACAACGAATTCTACAAGATCATCAATATTGAAATTGATTACTGTAGATTTACCTTTAAACGTTTCTTTGTACCTATTCTTAATATCTTTTTTAACTTTTTCGATTTCATCAGCATAGCAGAATCCATAAGCATCGATGTCTTTCAAACTGTTGAGTTTAATCTTGTCTGGAGAATCAGTATTCTCACTCTTTGACAAGAAGACCTGCATGTTAACAAAGTCATCAATAGGACACACTGCTTCCATAGAGTTGAGAGCTGTAATCTTATTTTCAACATCGATCTTTTCACCTGGTTCAAGATCAAACATCTTTTCATTAAGAAGTTCTTCAAGATAACCAAGCTGATTCTTATTACCAATTACATCGATACCATTTTTAATATCGTTCTGAATATCTGTAATCTTTAAACCAAGTTTAAAGATTTCTGCAAGTTCATGTTCATGTAATTCCTCTTTAGAAATAGCAGGATCAGCTTTATCTCTGATAATCTTGTTATTGAAAAGAGAGTTTACTGCGTTCTGAACGTGATCGTCTGTTCTCTGATACTTACCATCAAGAATACCGACAATTCCAAGATCACCAAGGAATGTATCTGTAGCATCTTTGATACTATTTACCTGATCAATCTGTTTTTCAAGTTTCTTATTCAACTCATCAGCGGTTACACCGTCGATAGGAGAAGACTCATTAGAAAGAAGAGATTTAAGTTCTGCTGAACGACGTCCTACAGAATCGAAGAAGTGCTTACCGTTATCTGGTGTGAGAGCAAGGAATGCTATCAGATTACGTTTAGGATTAATGATTCTACCATTGAATCTTTCACAAGAAAGTGGGAAGAAATCTTTAGCAAGTGCTTCTTCTGTAAGTTCATCGGCTTTAATTTCAGGAACTTCACTAGTACCATACTGGAATTTGTCGACATCTACGGTTATTTCTTTAACAGAATCAGGGTCATCAGCATCATCAAAATCGGAATAACCATCATCAGAATCATTGTCTTCAGAGGTACCATAGTCGTCATCACCACCGTTATCATCGTCATAATTGTCGTAGTCATCATCTTCTGTAGAATTCATATCATCGCTGTCTGTGTCAGATGTTGACATCGTTTCGTGATTTGCAGGAACCGCATCTGAATCAATACCATCATCAAGCTGACGGAATTCTTTAAGAATATCCTCAGCAGTTTGCTTAGAGAATGAGTTTTCATCGAATGTCGATTCATTCAATGCTTCTGTAGAAGAGATATTTGCATCGACGACTTTATAAAGATCGTTCTTTGTAAAGGTTTTGGTACTCTTTTTAGCTTCGACCAACCAACCTTCTGTACCCATATCTTCATCTTTCTTATTGGTTTCACCATCTTTAGAATCACCATTGATTTCATTTTCGAAATCCTGTTTAAGTTCACCAATCTCTGTTACAGCATCACGAACGATTTTGTTTTTAGCTTCTGTAGCAGTTGTGAGTTTGAGAACATCTTTTTTAAGTTCTTCTACGATTGATCCACCTTCGATAGAAAGACATGTTTTCATCTGAGCTTTGAAGTTTTCTTTGTTAGCAAACTCATCTTCAAACATCAGATTCTCGAAAGTTTTTTCAATGTATGTAAGACATTCTTCTGAGCTAAGATTATCGAGTTTACCAGCTTCGAACTCAGCTTCAAGAGTATTAAGTCTGTCTTGAGACTCATTATAGATATGTGTAGCCAAAAGTTTTTGTACAGATTCGCTGAAATCTTCAGGATTTACAATCTCTCTTGCCATATCTACATCATGAAGTTTATTTGTTTCATCAACAAATGCGTTGTTGATAATCTTTTTGGTAGCTTCAGCAATACTGTGTGTAGATTCCTTAAAAATAGCCTCTTTAGTTCCAAGACTTGTACCTTCAGGAATCTTAAGTACAGTTGACTGCTTAACAAGTTTTGTCATAAAACCGTTAAGATATTCTTCAAAGGCACGTTCTTTCCATTCATCTGCACGTATCCTGGCAGCTGCCATAAAATCGGATTTACTATCATTAAGCATTGTTTTCTCCTCAATTTATTACTGTACAACTTGAACAGTTATATTCGGTTTAAACGTAATATTACCATTTTCGTCATACACGATTTTTTGTGATACAGTGAGAACTTCATCTGTTATTGAAGTATCGTTTAGAATGGTCTGTACCTCACCATTGATATAATTATTCATCTGTATAATGTTTATGTATTGAATATCAGGTACCGAGGTTTTAATGGAGTCGAACATGGCATCCATAGAAACATCGTTATCGCCAATAGTGTTAATGTAATTCATAACAGCTTTAACGATCTGATCCTCTTTATAATCGAGCGATTCATTATTCTTGTATTTAACTCTAAACACAAATTTCATAGCAACATTATTTAGAGGTTCAGTTACACCAGTATTCAATTTGTATGCTGCAAATTTCTTTGATTTACCAGAAGTTCTGTACAAACCACAGAAAATTGTTCCACCGTCAAACAAGTTTTTACGAACTTCATCAGTTCTATTAATAAGGTCATTATATAGATCATGGATTGTTTCATACATTACTTCAGAGTTCATGTACAATCTATTTATCCATGGAACATTTTTACAAATTCCCATATATGCGATTGGTAACGGTTTGGAATAACGATTTACATAATCGTCAATTTCGCTAGCCGGAACATCAATCTCAGTATTTGTATATGTGTCATACCATACATATTCACCTTTCTTATGTTTAATTACGGATCTTGCGTAGAAGTAATCTATAGAAGGATCGAATGCTGTTAAATTCTCAACCTTCTCATAAATATACTCATCATTCATATCCATTGCATAGAAAGTATTTCCACCAGACACATGATCGATTTTACGAACATAATATTCCTTAAATTCGGAAGGTCCAGCTTCAATATCTTCATCAGGAACTTTAGTATAATTCAACTTAAAGTCACCAATGTTTCTAGCTATAATGTATTTAGGTGTTCCTGTATCTCCACTAATTCTGAAGGTTACTTTTCCTTCATTTGTCTCAACCTTTTCTGGATAAGATCTAGGATCAAGAGGATCACTTATAGAAGAATCGTAATTTAGATTCTTGGCATATACAATGGCATTATACTTTTCAGGAATATCATTAGGATAAGTTTCATATCCAGGTATCATTGACTCAATATCAAAACCAATATTGAATGTTTTTGATATGAGCTTTGAGAGTACTATTGTATCAGATTCGTAAGTAATACAGGATTGCCTTGTAGGGTTATTCGTATCGTCCACGAATCTACCTGTAATTCTAAAATGAACTTCAGTATCCATATTGATAAATGTGTTAAAATCTTTTGTAGCGGTTAAGCTATTTCTAACACCTTTAACCTGCATTTCTGAAGAATCATTAACAAAGTTTGATGTTTCAAATGTAGCTTGATAGTTTATAAAACCGTCTTCAGCCATTGTCTCCAAATTGGTAATTTTCAATCTTGTTGGATCGAGATTAAACACTCTTCCTGTAAGATCGCCAATAAGTTCAACATCAAACAAAACATACTGTTTATTATATTCTTCAGGTACATCTGAGTTAACGTATTGTTTTGTAACGTCAGGATTATATGCCTGTTCAAGAATCTTATTTATCGTATTCTGACCAGTATAAACTGTAAATACAACGTAATATGTGTTAGCTTCATTTTTGTCAAATGAACCAGTAAGAGCACCCTTGAATGGATTTCTAAGAACGCGCATTAATGAAATATCAAGTTTATCAAGACTTGTAGATTCGTTAAAATCTGTAAATTTCATTGTTTCTGTAACGTTCGTATAGAAATCGTATACTCTAATCGTAGGAGTATCAGTATTTTCATATCTCATATAGAATGGGAATGAAACTTCTGTTACACTTTCAACATCGTCAGCATTATTGTAGATATCTACATATTCATTCCAAGGTTCTATAACAGGTTCTTCAGGATTTTCAGATACAGTAGGAACAAAAACGAATCTGTTAGTGTTTTTGTCAAACTTAAATACATCTGAAGGCTCAATCAAATAATAATTATAACCATTGAGAAGTTTCTTTTTCTTAGAAAGATCAAAATAGAAATTTGATGAACCTGTAGAAAGAATCATATCGTTATATGTGAGTTTATCAGAACTTGAATAACTCATTGCTAACAAATCTTGTTGAACACGTGTTAATGACAAACCTTTAGTTGCTCCAAAGTTAACAATTTCAGTATTTGTAACTAAAACGTTTCTAGAATGATTCTTAGCAATAAGATTAGCTCTTATTTCTTCAAAAGTCAATGCTCTTTTACCACCAACAGCGGCTTTATCTCTAGCAAATGCTAAACAAATAATATTCAATAGAGCATTCTGATATGCGTTTTGAAGATCCTGATTATACATAATAGAGAGATCATTGATATTGTGTATCATATAAGGGAACTGGATGTTTCCTCTTTCTCCCTGAGTAGTATAAATAACAGTTCTTATTGTATCACCTACCATAAGAGCAGTATCATCATTCATTTTAGAAAAAAGAATGTTAAAGTTCTGACTGTTACGTTTATAATCATAAGAATAGTTGTATGAGTTTAGACTTAAAGCATTTCCTTCAGGAAAACCTTTCATCAATTCCCAATTGCTAGAATTGGCTCTCTTACGGAATACTTCTACACCGACAAGCTGATTAGGAAAACTTAATGTCGTATCAGCAGTATAAGGATCTCTTACATAAAACTCACTAATTTTGCGTTCCATCTGGAACATTTTTAAGAAGAAACAAACATAAGTTGTTCCTTCAAAACGCATTTCACGAGAAGAAATATACTGATTATAAATCTGAAATACACTTCTCATACCATCATTTGCTAATTGTGGCATATCATAGTGAGCATAAATGTTGTATTGTGTATTAGAAATGGTTTCTCCAGTTTCGTCTATGTAAGTTGTAGTTATAGGTTTACAACTTATTATTACATCATATGGTAAAACAAAAGTAGGATACGATTCAAATGACGCAACCATCTCTTTATTTATTATAAGTTTTCTAGTTCCATCTGAAGGATCGGGTATAGAAAACTTAATAATTTCGTCTTTCTTAATACAGAAAGCCATAGATGTTGAAGCTGGTGTTCCAAATATTCCAGTCAATTCTTCGGAGCTCATTTTATTCAATAATGATTTGGGTAAAACTGCTGTAGATTCATTCGTTTCAAATATTCTAGCGGCTTGCTCATACATCATCTTTGCAGCACCTTGAGCCGTTAGATGAGTAAAAATATTGAATGAACTAGCTGGATCATCAGACAATTCTTCATATGTTTCCATAGCATATTTCTTAAAAACCTGTGACCAAGCTGCGGTTAAACCCATAGCACTATTGTGGGAATTCGCATCAATAATATCTTTAATAGCTATTGTAGTTGCCATAATTCTTCATTTAACTCCCGCAAAAGTATATATAATTGTTTTCGATTAAAGCTCATATTATAGAACAAATATAAAGAAACTAGGGCAAAACCCTAGTTTCTTTTCAATTTAAACTAATGTCGCATTACCAATAAACTGATAATTCTTAACATCTTTAGCTGTAGAATTTGATCCAGAACCTGTGTATGAGTTGCGACCATGATCCCAACCTGTACTACGAGTAGAACCTTCTTTATTGCTATTAGCTGCTTTTCTAGCTTCTTGATCATATACTGCTCTAGCAGCATCATGAGTATAATTGTCGACACTTCCTGAATTCGGGAACTGGTCTCTAACAACACCCTGACGTTCAGTATATTGTGGCAAAACCCATATTAGTTCGGAACCTTTATTAACATAAGGGAATCCTCCCCAAACTGAGTTAACGTGATTGATAATAGAATCTCTTTCATCAGCTTCAATAAGTGCTGCAGGAAGCTTTCCAGACATTCCAGGATCTTTTACTCTATCCCACAAACTTGCAGGACGTTTAATATCATCCAAGAACTGTCTTTCATAATCGTCTACACCTTGAGATAACGCATTATTTGCTTCATCAGCAATACGTTTTAATTCTTTTGTAGTTGCAGATGATCTGTCATACAAGTTTTCCCACAAAACGTTCTTAAGTTTAACTAACCATTCTGTTTCACTAAGAAAATTGAAATCTGTGAATGTCTGAGGATCCATGGCTTCAAAATCATTAAATGCCCAGTTTATTGTAACCTTTTGAAGAATATCTTGATCAATACTTGTATTGTGTTCAATCTGTGATCCTAAGTTAAATGTTGTTGGATAACAACCTGTAAATTTACACCAACGTTCAATACGTCTACCATCTTCACCAACCATGAATACATATACAGAACAAGTATAATCCAGAATTCTTTCAAGTACATGGTCTCTAGTAGTCATTATATAACCTCTAGATACGTAATGTATATACATTATCCATGCCATGAACAGTAATGATACAGGTCCATATCCAATATCATTAAAGTTGGTTGTCAATGATCCTGGACCCCAGAAACTATCCATACCTGTTGCAACTTGGAGAGTTTTTCCAAATTCATCTTCTTCATAAGTATGACTATCCAATGTCATATCTTTGGCGCCAGTAACTTGTGTACAAGTATTTCCTAATAGAGGAATAAATGGTGATGTAAAGTTGAATGTATCGTATTTGCTTTTATGTGTAGGCATTAGAATAGATTTACCTTGAAATAAACCCATTCTCACTAATTCATGTGTAAGATTTTTAGTATTATCCAAATTCAATGCATCTTGCAATAAACCGGATTTAAATCCAGATTTCAAATGTCCTTCATAATTTGCATAGAAAGCATTATATCTGGCAGAAATTGATTGTAATTGACCATTAAGGGATTCCAATTTTGCGGAATCATATAGAGTTCCGAAATCCAAACCCATCAAACGTTCACGTTCTGCAGCATCATCCATAGCTTCAGCTTCTTTAGCTTTATTCATTTCATCACTAAGAATAGAATTGACTGGATTTCCATCGGCATCTGTTGCAGTAAGTTCGTTTAATGCTTGTTCGTAACCACCAGAATTATTATATGCATTTTCATTCCACAATCTTTGATACTCTTCACTATATCCTGCATCTTTAATAAATTCTTTGTCTTCATTTCTAAACCATGTTACAAATTCATCAATAACTTTTCTAATATCTGCAGAAGTAAGTTTCTTGCTGTTTAATGTAGATGGAGCATTGATGAAATATTCTGGATCGGTCAACGATGCCATGATCATTTTTCCAATCTTTTTACTATATAGCCATTTAAAGAATGGAACGGCTTGAATATTTTCAAAAGAAAAATTCAATTCTGGACGGGTAAAAAATGCATAAGTTTTAGTAACTCTAGGATAATCAACATTTCCTAGCATACCAGTTTTATTATAATGAAAGAAATTTGCATATATTGGATCTAGGACGTTCAATCCTTTTACAGACATTGCACATCCATACATCTGATTCATTTTTTTCAGATAATTAATATCATTATCGCTGTAATAATCAGTATTATTCTCGTACGTTTTTTCAGCATTACGTACGAATTCAGCATTTACTTTATTGTAATTCATACTGTACGTCCTTAAAAAATATATTGTTTTGTCGCCTATAGGCAGCTACTGAAAACATCTAAATATACTATAAAATGTGTATATTATTCAGATAAAATAGGAGTGAAACCTAACATGGGCGCTTTAACAGAACTTTTAGATCTAGTATCATTAGGAAAAAGTACTAAAAATCAGCTTATGAAAAATCCTGACGATTATAAAGCAGTTTCCAGTCTTTTTACTAAAGCAAAATCTATATCAGCACAGGCATCCAAATATGTAATGGAATATCCTGTTGCAGTTTCAACAACGATTACAGAATACGATACGGCCCTTTCTATTGCTAAACAGGTAGAATTCGATTGTGCAAGATTTATTATTCTTGCATCAGGTCTTAACCCTGTTGTACGTCAAGGTGCCGGAGATACGATTGAAGCACATATTAACAAACTCATGTCTTCATATGAATCTTATTCAGGTCTTAAAGTTGGTATCAGACCAGCTACTGAAGAAGATATAAGAAATGGCGAAGAATATATGGCGAAGTATTACAGTACAAAAGAATACAAAACCATGAAAAATCAATCATCATTTTCTAGAGAAGCTAATTCTTCTTCATACAATTTCGTCCCGGGTCAAGAAGCAGATCCAAATGCTAAATTTGCAGATTATGTAGAATTCATTAACGAATGGCTCTATAATAACCACCACGATGTAAATGGCGGCGTTTATCCACCATTTGACCAAATTGTAGGTTTGCCTCCATCAAGTTCTTCAGCAAAAATTGAATATGATAAGGCTCTTCAATATTACAATAACAAAAAAGAAGTCATAGGAATGTCAGCAGGTAGCGCCGCAGTTTCCGATATTACTAAAGGTTTGGGAAAGATTGGTCCAACTATTATCAATCTTAAACTCTTTATTATGGATGCTAATGGGGCTGACCGTGAAGTTACATTCCCATTGGCTATCAAAGCTTCTCTTCAGTATGTTGATGCTATCGATATTCAATCAATGCTTAAACAAGTTCAGACTCCTGGTAAAAAGCTTTTTGAATTCATTAAGCTTACTACAGGCCAAACATCATTCTTTAAAGACTTTATTTTTGCACTTGATAGTGCTAAAGGTGATGTAGAACGTGAAAGAACTATTGGTTCTACTCCATTCTTTAGACGTTTGATGTCTAATAAATCCAAATACAGATTTAAGACTGTAGCTAATGTTATTCCAGGTTTGAATAGACTTGTTTCTAAAAAACAACAGAGCGATCTTCCGATGTGCACTATTGTTGTAGATGAAAGTGAACTTAGACCTATTGGACTTAGACTTTCTGAATGTCTCAAAAATCGTGCAAAGTATATTGATCCTATCTTGGATACATATATGCTTCTCGGTTTTGGTATTGTTGATGCAGATAATGAAGTCGTTCATTTCTTTTATGCAGGAGAAAATACGCATATTACAGCTAAAATATCTGATCTTGCTGGTGGTAAGGGATCAGCTGATGCAACAACAGCTATGTCTCAGGCTCTTGCTAGCATGACTAAGATGATGGCTAGACACTAAGGGAGAAATATAAATGAAACTTAAGAACGAAACAGTCATTAAAATGTCTGGTGACCAACTAATGAAAATGGTTACAGATACTGAACGCATTTCTGCGAATAAAGAACTCAATCCTAAAGAAATCCGTGAAGCTCAAGAACAAATGCTTTCATTTGGAAAACTTATGGAAAAATGTTCTAATGGACGTATTGTTCCTGTAGAAATGAAATCAACTATAAAAGATTTCGAAAATGCTGGAATGGATGTTTCAAAACTGAAACCATCTATGCGTCATAATCTCGAAATTACTTATAACGATTTGAAACGTGCTTGCAGCGATCATCCAGGAGAACTTAAAAATACTCCAGCTGATGTATATTGTAAGCTTTTTGAATTTTTCGGAAAGAAAGAAAACAGAGATTTCGCAAATAGAATTAAAAGCGATCCATTCATAAAGAAAGAAATCGGTAGAGAAAGTCTCGATGCTGAATCTATCGAAGAATGGTTGGCTGATAATCCAGAACGTTCTGAAGAAATATTTGGATTAAAATCTGCTATTGGCGCTGCAACTGGCGCAATTGGATCTCTTTCTGCTTCTACAACATTTTTAAGCGCAGTTCTAATTATCTGTTTGATTCTTATTACAGTCTTTATGGTCTTAATGTTTATTTTGACTCTCCAATATAAAGCAGAACTTACAAAACTTCTTTCAAAACTTACAGAAAAGGAAGTTGAAGAAGATGGTGCTGAAGAAACCAGAAGGAAATCGGCTTTTAGAGCTGCAATAGAGATGTCAACTAACACCGGACCATTGGCAAAACACATGATTTATAAGCCTGTGGAAAGTGCTATCAAAACGGCAGAAAACATGATTGCGAAATCTAAAAACTGGTTTGATAAGACTCTTAAAGACGCTAATGCTAAAAAAGGAGCATTTGCTAAAGAATCTTATGAAGAAAATGAACAATCCGAAGAAGGCGTTATTACTGCAGTAGGTGCAGCTATGACAACTATTTTTGCTGGAGTATCATTTACACCAGTTATTGTTGTAGTAAGTATTATACTTATTATAATTATGATTAAACCTATTGTTTACGCTATTTATCGTTGGAAGCTTAAATGCAAAGAATTTTTTGATGATGAAGCTGATATGGTCAACCTCAACATCGAAGAATTGGAAGATATGAAACTTAAAGCTACCAGCGATGCAGAAAAACAGCGTCTACAAAAGATTATCGATAAACAGCGAAAGATTGCACGAAATCTTGCTGCAATGGGTAATTTCTTCTATAAAACTCAGTCAAATGCTGCTATGGATGCCAGAGATGATGTTCGTGATGACGATAATACTCAATATGGAGACGTTATTGATCAGACAAATACAAATCCTAATGAAACGACTGGTGACACTCCAGTAGCAACTGATGGTGGCGATGGTGCAGGATCTGATGGTTCTACACCACCAACAGATGGTAGACCTGTAATACTATTTTAAATAAACAAATAAATATAAAACTCCGGATTACTATTGGCTTTATTTCGATGAAATTTTTATAGCTTCAGACCCTATGATTAAAGTAGTTTAAAAATGGAATATTGTCAAACCCATGGAATGCTATATTCTCATTAAGGAGATTATAATCATGGCATATTCAGAATTTTCTATCGAATCAGCCCTGACGCCAAGAACTGCTTCCAAAAAGATTGAGCTCGAAGGTGTAGGAACTACTATTGCTATTTTGCAAAGCGGTTCCAAGTCTACTGAAGAGTTCATGCAGGGAGCTATTTCTGCACTCGGCAATGCTGATCGCCAGATTATGTATATCAACAGTTCTCTCGAAGCCTTGAATGATCGTCTTATGTTTGCTTCAAAGCTTGCAAAAGCAATCAACACATCTAAGGCACATGGAGTAGAAGGTTTCTCTAATACTCCTCGTCTTGATCCTTGGGCTTATGCTATTGAGGACGCTTCCAAAGATGGTGGATTCTTTTCAAGACTGTGGGCAGCTATCAGAACTGCTTGTCGCCGCGTAATTGACGCTATTGCCAACTTTATTAAGTGGCTTGGTAACGCTATTGCAGGTGCTGGTGTTCGTGGACAGGCTAAGGACTATACGTTCTACAAGCAGAATGAGAAGACTATCACAAAGAATGCAAATGCCAAGAAAGTCGACGCACAGAAGTTCAATTCTGTACAGTGGGCACTTGATAGCAAGAAACTTGCTACACTTATCACTAAGGCTGCTGGCGAATATGCTAAGGGTAGTGCTAAGAAGGGCGAAGATATCAAAGTTATGGAGAATGTCTCTCGTCAGAACTTCTCTGTAATGAAGGACGCTAAAGATTACAAGCGCGCTTATGGCGACTTGTTCTCAAAGTGGTTCGGTTTGTCTGGAAACACTCCTGAAAGCGCATTCAAGAACGCAAGTGCAAAGGTAAAGAAGATGTGCGAAGATATGAACGCTCAGCTTAGAGGTGAGATTGGTTCTATCTTTGGTAAATCTGGATCTGATAAAGTTTCTGCTCATACTCTCGTTATGGGCGTTGTATCTAAGGGTGATGGCAAAGTTGGTCCTATCACTGTTGGTACAATGAAGACACTTTCAGACAACTTTGCTGTTCTTTCAGAAGCTTGGTTGGCAGATAACGTTAAGAAGTCTGTTTCTTCTGTACATGCTCAGCAGAAAGCTTTCACTGAGTATACAAAGAACGTTGATAAGGTTGCTTCTGCATTCATGAAGGATAACGGAACAAAAGAGAACCCAATGAAGTCTCTTTCTACATTGCTCTCTGAGCTTAGTAGAACTCGCATCCGTTACAATTCTTTCTGGACTGGTTTGATGCTGGAACTCGAGAGCGCAGCTCTTCGTTTCCGCAAGTCAGCTCACATTGCACTCAAGTATTACATCCGTGCTGCTCAGAAGGGCAACGCAGATGCTAAGAAAGCTGCAGAGTCACTGAACGATCAGTCTATCGAAGCATTGTTCAACTTCGACATGATGTAATGTAATCCAAATATAAGGGACGGGATTTTTCCCGTTCCTTATATATTACGAAAAACATAGTTATATATCTGAAATATGGACAAAAATGATGGAAAACGATCCTTTTTATAGCGTAGGCTTAGAATTAGCTGAAAAAGAAGACGAGCAATTTTACAAAAATGTTCGTATACCTAATGACATGATCACTATGAAAAATGATACTAAAGATGATGTAAATAAGGACGTCGAATATACCGAAGATGGTAGAAGAAAAGATGTATTTTCGGTCATATTTAAACCTGATCCTAAATATCCTAATCCGGATGTAACAGGAAATGGTGTAGCAACATCTTTAGAAAATCTTACACAAAATGATTGTGAAAATGCGTTTTATAACATAGAATGCTCATTCAATATGATTAAAGAAAGGGCTAAGTCTATATTAGATTTGATTCCACCAAAGAGTAATTTAGCTCACAAGGTTATTTTCAAAAATCTTGTAGCAAATGGTTCTACAGTTATTGCTCATTATGACTATCACAAAATAATCAAAATGAGTGATAATGAGATGGTAAAACTCATTATCGGTTTCTTTAAAGGTATATCAAGAATCAATTTCGGAAAACCTGTGGAAATTATCGGGAATTCGAATGTTGTAGATACTCTTTATAAGAACTATGAAGAAGATAAACTCCATGCTATTGGTGGTATCGAGCATGCTCTTAATCAAGATCAGCCAAATCTGATAAAACTTATTTGGAATGATACTTATGACAAAGCTGTTGAAGAAATAGAAGAATTCGCAAGAATCATTTATAAATTTTGCATCAATTTCAATACAGAAAAAGTATTTTCTAAAGTATCTAAGAACTTTTCAAGATATTTTAACCTGTATAATGATGAAAATAAAAAGAAATCTGTAGTCAAGTTGTTATCATTTATGGTTACTGTATCCAAAAATATAGAAACTATATTAAACAATGTGTCTTCAGATTATAAGTTTATTAATGCTACTACAGTTCCTGCAAAGAATCTTAAAATTATAAAAAAAGGACTTATAACTTCAGTAGAAAAAATAAATCCTTGGATAGGTTCTGATTATCATTTACTTAAAGAATACATAACTTCTGACGGAAGCGATGTTAGTAGAACTGAGAATATAATAAAGATGCATAACTCTGTTGTAAAACCAGATGATGTGTTTTTATTCTTAGGTGACCTTTCTGAAAGTGAATTCTTTGATCATAACCATAAGAAAATGCAGGAAATGATCATTCAGTATTGTAAACGGCTCAATGGTAAGAAAATCATAATCACAGGTAATAATGATACTTGTGACGATTCGTTCTTAAAGAAATGTGGTTTCATCGAAATATATAGAAATCCTATCATTACTGAACGACATATTTTTTCACATGGTCCAATAGAGACCGACAGAATGATGAATGTTCATGGTCATATCCATGGAACCAAATCTTACTGGGGAATAGATTATTATAATCATTTCGATGTATTCCATGAACTATGGGGAAAGCCAGTTAAACTTTCTTTCATCGATAAAATTCCTAACCAGGAAGCATATTATAACGGGTGCAAATCAGAAATGGATAAAGCTCGTGATCCGGAATCTCAAAAGATTCCAGAAAATTATATAGAATAGGAGAACACAAATGAGTGTTGATAATGAGGCTAAATTTATTCATCTGTCTTTTGAAGAATATATAGCAGATTCCAAAAAAGATTTTGAAGAAATAAAGAAACTGAATACGAGTCTTGTGAAGAACGATAGGTCATTTGAAAACGATATCAGAATGATCAAAGAAGCTTATGCTAATCGTTCTCTCGAAGATACTGGTAAGGATCAGAAAATTGCATTCGGAACAAGAATTAAGGAATTTTTCTTGAAGTTGTGGAAAATGATTTGTGTGATTTTCGAACGCATTTCTGCACTTGTTGTGAATCTTATCAAAAGTATAATCATATTCCTCAAGAAAAAGAAATTGCAGTCAAATCTCATATTCCAGAAAGTTGAATCTGCTGGTGGTGTAAAAGCTTACAATTTCCGTAATGATGATATTATCGGTAAAGCTTTTGCTAAAAATCCTACAGTTAAAGTTCTTGCAAGTCCTAAGAAAGCTAATGCTTGTCTTGGTCACGATTACGTTATCGGAAGACTTAACTCTAAGATGCTCAAGTCATTTATGAGTGTAAAAGTCAATGCTGATAATCCTAAGAGTATGTATGACTTCGAGATTCTTAAGCAGCGTCTTGTAGATCTAAATAAAACAAAAACTGCTGATAAACTTAAGATTCTTAGTGGTCTTGAAGTTGCTGTTAAGTCTTGGTATGCAAGAGCTGTATTCTTCAATGAACCAGAACCTTCTGCAGGACAAACAGCATTTGCTGAAGCTACATATGAACGTGATACGATTGCTAATTTCCTTTTGACACGTAATGTGGATGCTCTTGCACATTATCTGGTATTGGGTCAGTCAAATCCTAAATACCTTAATGCTCCTTTGCGTGCTTATTTCGGTCTTACAGGATACAATCCTGCTATAGATATTACAAAACTTGCAATTTACTTTGAGGAGTATTACAATACTTCTCAGCTTGTAATTGGCAATGGTGGTTATATCGAACAGCTCGAAAGAGTTCTTAAGACTTATAACGCAGCAGCTAAGAGAGATGCAAAAACTATTAAATCTATGAGAGACAGCATTATTGCTGCAATTACTGGCATTGCTAATATGGACGATTCTACAGCTAAAGAAACTGGAAAATCATACGATTTCTATAATCGTTTGACAAATGTTGTACAGCAGATTAAGCTCATGAAGACTCACTTTATTAGACTTCGCCAGACAGCTCTTATAGATATCATCAATCTGTATTCTATGGAAAATACAGCGTGGTCTATTCTTACAGGAAACTGGAAGAAAGTTGATCCTAATGATGCTATCATGAACGATGAAAAAATTGATCTTGATGATAATACTATTATCAAGCGTCCTGGTGCACAGTATTCTCAACCAGAAGACGAAGCTCCAGTATTTATTGCATCTTAACAATAAACAGAGGCTCGTTCATGAGCCTCTGTTTTATATTATTCATTCACAATTCTATATAACAAAGGAGTGTTTTAAATGACTATAGAAGAGAAAAATCCTAGACCAGATATGGTCGATTTGAAAATGAACATTGATCCTAATCTTAAAGACGATACAATGTTGAAAATGGGTGATAGAGATGTGTCATATGCGGATCTTAAAAAATATTTTTCACCACGAAAACAAGATCCAATCAGAGCTCTAATATACTGGGACGATATATGCCAATTAACTTCTATTGGTCTTATAGAAGTTATAAACGAAGTTGCAAAATCTAATGCTAAAATAGATATTGAGCACTTTTTAACAAGACCTAACGAATATGCATATGGTATACATTACGTTTATAAGCTTTATGAAAAAGTTTTATCTAAACAGAAAATCCTTGAAATAAAACGTGCTCTTTATTGGGAAATTATGGAAAGATCATTACGAACTGCGTTCTTTACTAGTATTTTACGTCTAGATAAATATTTTGATAAACTCGGATTCTTTTTTCCATTTCATTTCAAAAATGAACAGAAACTTAAATCCGAATTCAAAGATATATTCTTCAGAGATTCTACTCCAGATAAAATAAATTTTTATTTCGCTTGTGATAAAGTTGCATTTAATGATTGTATTAAAGAAAGCTATAATTGTGTAGTTACACCAAATATTTCACAAACTTACGAATACATATTGAAAAACGATTTGAAACGTATTATGATTTTGGGTCCTGAGGCTCATAATGGTTTAACTCCAGAGCTTTATGATATGCTAAATAAAATCAGTATATTGCCAAAACCTAATTATTGTGAAATTAACGTATTTCATGAGCAAATTTCATTACTAAGCGACACTATATAGAAGAAATATGAACATTTTTATATAATACACATAAGGGAGAACTTTGATGAAAAGGGTGCATTTATGAGTGATAACATGACTTACAATGAACTTATGTGGTCATTAGAAGAAGAAAAGGAAAAATTACAAGTCGAAAACAAAGATAAAGAGATGAGATCTGAAATAAAACCGTCTAAAGCGGACAATAACAAATCGATTCTCGATAAAGCAAAAGAACTGCCAGCTAAAGCAGATCATATTGCTAAAAACTTTAGATTATGGGCTAGAAAGCGCAAAAATCTAAGTTTTTATAAAAAATATTTGGATCGTGTTAGATCAGGCCTTTATGACCGTTATGCTAGTGAAGCACAAATCATGGAATCTACTATGGTAGATGATCCAGTAACAGTTTTAAAAGGCCCGGCTAAATCATATATAAGTCATTTGGTCAAAAAGACTAATGAACTTTATAAGGTAATCAGCGAAATATCTAAGAAACTTGAAGATGCTACAACTGCAGAAAGTGCAATAGATGTAGTTAAAGGATATTGTAAAGATGTTGATGGAAAATCGCAAAATATTAAAGGCGATATGATTAATGATGAAAAATCTTCTTGGAAAGAAAAAATAATTAGAGCTACACGATATAAACTTGCTACCATTCTTTTTAAAGGTAGAGATACCGGTATTTACGGATATACTATAAAAAGTTGTGTTCTCAAACACTTTCCAAAGCCAAATCATCTTATAGTAACGCTTTTTTGTCAAGATCCTGAAGAACATCCACATGAACAGAGTGTTTCTGAAATTTTCAAATCCGCTGATAGTTTCGATATTCTTGCTAATTCCGATAAAACTGATATCTTTAACGTCGCTAACATGACTAGTGCGGTTTTAAACAAAACCGTTAATGGAAATGTTATGAACGAAATTAAAGAAAATAAAGCTTCAGCTATTTCGAATTTCAAAAGAGCTGATGTAGAAAACAAAAAAGATGAAGCAAAAATCATCGATTCTATATGGGATGGTGTTAATGCTTCATGCAAACTTCTTTTAGGACAAAAGTCTTATCTAATTAAGTGTATTAACATTTACTTTGATATGATATTGCGCATAGACAATCTCGCTGTTAACAGTATCAAACAAATGCTTCAGGTCGAAAATGAACATCGTGATACAAGATACGATAAGCATTCGAAGCTTTCTCATATAAAAGATACTAAAGAGCAACGTGAAAAACATCAAGCAGATGTTGAACGTGCTAAACGTATACGAGATGCAACAAAACGTCTTAACAGAATGTGATTTGTCCTAAATACAATGCTTAATTTGCATTATTCACTTGCTATAAGATTTTCGGTCATGGTGAACGTTTTATTTATGGGATGAGTTATTTTATATATTCATCTATAAATAGATTAATAACTATAGTCCATCTTATTAGCAATTTCAATATTTCGTATCGTGTGTAGTGGATGAAGAATGCACGATTAAATATATAAAATAAACCACTAAAATTAATGGAGATAATAATTATGGATTATTCAATCGAATCTTTGATTGCTGAAGGTACAGGTCTTAAAGTTAGGGATACAACATATCCTTCAACTTCTACTGAAGCTTATGATGGATATTATGATGGTGTTTGTGCAGAACTTGCACGTTCTTTTGAGAACCTTGAATTCCTCGACACATATTCTAAGATCAATGCTGCAAATGCTGATGCTAAGCTTCGCATGATGAAGAGACTTAAGAGAGTTTACGGTTCAACAATCGATGATCAGGCTAAGGCAAGTTCTGTAGAAAGCTACATCGATAACAATATCAGATCTCTTGAAGCTGATGATGGTAAGAAAGATGCTCAGAAAAAAGGTTTCTTTGCACGTATTGTTGAAGCTCTCAAAACACTTCTCGCAAATATCAGAGATTTTTTCAAAAGAGTTTGGGAAAAAATTAGAGGCCTTTTCTCTAAGAAAAATGAGAATAACTCTGAGGTAATGACTAAAGAACAGATCGAAGAGTTGTTTAAAGAAACAAAAATCAAGCACGGTGCTGTAAATAAAGGAACACATGAAATAAACGCAAATCAGTCTGGTTTACTTCTTGTAAATTTTGCTAAAATCGATTTTAACAAAGTAAAAGCCACAATGGCAAGAATTGCCAAAACAACTGATCTTGCTGCAAATATTAACGATGCTGGCGGTCTCAAAAGACATCCTGATGCAAACGGCAATACACCACAGTATGTTAATATGAATGTTTCAAAAGATTCCGATCCCAAATTGTATGGAGAAGTCCAAGCTGCTCTTAAAATGGATGACATGGGTATTGCAGAAAGATACTTTGGTGCTAAAAAAGCTACTCCAGAAGAAATTTCTAGATTGGGCGTAAGGAATATTGTTAACTGCATTAACGCATTTAATAATCTTCATGTGGAAACAAATAATGTTGAAAAACTTCTCGATGCAAAAATCAAAATGCTCGAGAATAAAATCAAGTCTGGTGCTCAGGTCGACGAAAAGTATATGAGCACATTGACCAACAACATTAGGAATTATGCTAAATTCTGCACAAAGATTACAAGCGTAGGTGTAAAGATTTGTACATCAGCTAACAAGGTTCTTGTTCCTAAAAAAGGTACAAACAAAACACCTAACCCAACAAACAATAACGCAGCAACAAAGAAAGGCCAGAAGAAGACTGCCTAATATTCATTTAGCGTGAATTAATTTTAACGGAGGGAGGGTTCCTCCCTCCGTTTTTCTAAAAACTTTAATTTATGAGGAGAAACGCAAATGGCTAATGCCGAATTTTCTATCGAATCTCTCATTGCTGAAAGTACAGGTCTTATAGAAAAGAAACCTATACAGCAGACTGCCATTCTTAGTGAAGAGGCATATGACGGTGATGAAGATTCTCTCACAAAAGAATTTTATAAATCCGTAGAGGATTTTGACTCATATTGTACACTTGAACGTATCAACAAAATGCACAATGCTGAAAAGATTAGAATGCTTAATAACCTTAGAAAAGTTTATGGCTCTTCTATTGAACATTATGGTGCTAAACTCTCCATAGAATCGTATATCGATCGTGAAATACGTTCTACAGAAGATGACACAAACAATCCTTCTCCTTCTAAACCAAACGATAATAACGGAAATGAAGGAAAAAAGGAAAATATAATTGTCAGATTCTTCAAATGGATAAACGAAAAAGTCATTCAACCAGCATGGCAATGGCTAAAAAAGAAACTCGCAGCATTCTGGGAATGGGTGTCTAAAAGAATCGATCGTTTCCGTGAAAGAAAAGGTGATAACATAACAGCTGAAGTAGAAGAGATCGAAAAAGAACTGGATAATGTTATTTCCGAAATCCAAAATGATAATAGCTCCGATAATTCAACTACGACTAATGAAACTGAAACTACCAAAACCAAAGATAAAAAACCTAGCAAATTGAAAAACGCATTTGCAGATGCTGGTAAAAAAATTAAAGAAGGTGCTGGAAAATTCATTAGTGGCGAATGGGGCGAAGAACAACAAAAGAAAATCGCTGCAAAATTCCATAAGATTTCAGAAAGAACTTCTAAAATTTTGGAAAAAATCAAAAAAGCGAAAGAAACCAATGAAGAAAATGCAAAATCTAACGAAGTTGCAGAAGCTGAAAAAAAGCTTGTTGAAAGTAAGAAAGAAGTAGAATCTATCATTTCTAATATCGCAGCATTTATGAAAAAACCAAACGCTTTCACAACTAAACTCAATTCACTGAAACAAAGATTTAGTGAAGCTAGAGAAAAATCTAAAGCGATTAAAGCAAATAAACTCGACATGAAGAAAATCCTTAAAGAACTTGGAACAGACAAAATTGTCGATATACGTGGTTCAAAAGGACAGAGCGGAAAACTCTTTACTTATCTTGAAGAAACTACTAGATTTGCAACTGATATGCAGAAAAAATTTACAGCATTCTTTAGAAAAGGAACTGCTGTAGATATGAATTTTAAGAAACCGGAAAACGACAAATCGGATTTCGAAAATTTTGATAAATTCGTAACGAATATTCTCGGATGGAAACTTATTTCTATGAGAGATGTCAAAAAAGACGAAATCACAATTAGAGAAGTCTATAAGCCTGGATCTATAGGCCCGCTTTCAAAATTTTATAATATGACGACGGCAAAACTTGAAGCTTGTGCGAAAACTTTGAACGATCTAACATCAAATATTTCTAAAACTGCTGAACAGCAGATAAAAAATGGACAACCAGTAAATATGGATGCGTTAGCAAAATTAAAAGAAATCGTACAGGTTCATACAACAGTATTTACTAAATCACAAATGAATCTTGGAAAAATTCATTCTCAAGCAAAGAAAATAATAACGTCGCTCTACGATGTTGGTGGTTCTGATAAATCTTCAAAAGGTGAGTCAGCAGCTGCTTAATAAATCTTATAAAAACGTCTCGTCTCAAACGCGAGACGTTTTTTTTTTTTTACTTTTTTTTTAAGAAGGAGTAGAAAAAAAAATGGAATATTCGATAGAATCACTTATTGCAGAATCTACCGGGATGAAATCTATCGTAGATGATAAATTCACGAATAGTGAAGAAACTTTATATGACGGTTATGCTGACGGAATTGTTCAAGACACTTATCGTCAATTGGAATCCGTGGAATCAGCTTTATTGTTGGAAAAACTTTCTAGCAATAACGATGCTTCTAAGATTCGTATGCTTAAGCGTCTTAAACAAGTTTATGGCTCTACAATAGATAATCAAACTGCTCTTAAAGGAGTAGAATCGTATTTCGATAAAGCGTTCGAAAGATCTGATGAAGGTCTTATCGAAATGTGGATAAAGTTTCTTAAATGGATTAAATCCATAATCGAAGCAATTCTTCGTGCTATTAAAAACTTTATTACTGGTCTTATAAGTGTATTTACAAATAAATTCAAAGACAAAAGTCGTAATCGTGAATATAGTAAAGAAGACGCATTAAACATTATCGCTAATATTAAAACACAAGTTTTTAAAATGGATGCCAATTCTTCTCTTCGTTTATGGACTACAAATCCTAGCAAAGTTGAATCTGCCAATAAAGATCTTATAAAAGCTGTAGATGGTGTAAACAAAATGTCTAAGCGTTATAATGATCTAATTTCACGGCAAAAACACGACGATATGGACACTATAAAATCAAATAATACTCGAGCATCTGGATACTCTGAGGTTGAATATAAAATACTTAAAGACATCTCATTAGGACTAAGCGAAGGTGTTAAGAGCGATTGTGCCAATTTTGCTACAAAATATTTTAAACAAAGTTTATTTGAAGCTAACGTTTTTAATTTCAATCAGGTCATTAAAAACTTTAGTGCTGATGCTGTTAAAACTTGTAACAGTGCTGTAAAGAAATCTATGGTACAAATCGAATCTCTTATGAAAAGTATGAAATCTTGTATAGACAGTTTGGAAAAAAGTCTTGCTGTAAATAATGAGAAAATTTATGTTAAACAAATAAATCACGATTCGATAAAAGATAGTCTAAGATCAATTGGTAATAGGGAAGAATCTACTAAGAGTTTGAAAGAAAGTTTGAAACTTTCTGTGGAATGCTGTAATTGTGCTACACGTGCTATGGTAGATTTTACTCAGAAAAATATCGCGATTTGTTCAGTGATCGATAGATTTTCTAAAAACGAAAGAATCGAAAAGGTCATTCCTGGAAGTGAAAAAGTTATTAGCAGAACTAACAGTGATTGGGGTTCGAACAAAGGATCGTCAAAATTAACCAATCCTAATAACTATTATCAGAAATATAAAGCGGGTGTTTACAAAAAGGATGGAAGACCCGACTATTATAAAATGGCGAATGATCCGGTATATAAACAGATTTGGAATGAAAAAATTGGGGAAACTGCCAATGCTTTCAATTCTGCTGTTAAAAAAGAACGAGATTCGCTTAAAGACATTGATGATGTATTAAATCAAATTCCATGAAAAAAAATACCAGAGAGTTCTACTCTCTGGTATTATTGTTAAAATGATTTAAAGTTTTAGATCAATAATGTAAAAATTGTATTAGATATATTACTGATCCCACCATCTCCATAAAATATGTTGATCAAGTGTGACGAGATTTGTTCCTCCTTTTTCGCAACATTCTATAATAATTTTTTGGATAAATTCATCTAGTAATGCTTCCAAACCATTTGCTTCAATACATATACTTCTAGATGTAACATTATATAATTTACATCCAGCAAGTTCAATGTTCCACTGGTGTTCTTTAAAATCGATGAACGGTTTTATATTACCTACAGCTTCTTCAAAGAGCTTAATACCTTCATGAGTTAACACAAGATATAAACGCGAAGGTGTAATCATGGAAGCATTCTTCCAAAATATAGAATCTCTTAAAATTTTCGCAATAGTTCTATAAGATCTTGCGACAAGTTCTTGATTTTCTTTCTCAGTTTCTATCTTTTTTGATAGTTGTTGAGAGACCTCTATTTCTCTTTTTTCATTACAAATAGTGACAAATTCTGACATTTCCATAACTATTCATCCTCCTTTTCATCAGAATCTGCCATTTCATCTTTCTCACTTGTTTCCCTTGGACAAGTGACCTCCAATGTCACATTTTCAAACATTTTTGATTCGGCAACTTTTTCATATATTTGAAAATCTGCCCAACCGCAAATCATATCTTTAGGAACAGTTGCATCATTACAACTACGTTTCCATACACCATTAGTTTCGTCATACCACCCTGGAAATGTTATTATATTTTCATTTCTAGGTATAGAAAATGCAAATATTAATACACCATCACAAGATTTTTTAGTAGGAACGTCATTCGGATTTTCCATTAGATTATGTATATGTGGCTTCATTATAACTCTATCATTATTGTAAAATTTATTCCATATAGATTTCCTATAAAGTTCGGAACCTACATCACTGAGATAACCCGTTTTATAATTGGGATAGGTCAATTTCTTATTTTCTTTAATTTCATCTTTAATAGTTTCGGTAACTTCTTCTTTTTCCTTGTTAGAATCTGATACGTTATCGTTTACTTTAAAGAATGGTGACCAGCCAATTACATCACTGATTATCGGATTTGAATATCTATTAATTACTTTCCAACAACTGTTATTTATATCGTAAAAACCTGCAGTTGATACTATACTATCTTCACTTTCGTCATATCTGAATATAATAACAGTATGACTAGGTTTTGGATACTCATTCGTTTTATCTCCTTCTTTAATTCGATGAAACACCATAATCGGTAATTTCATTAAAAGATCATCTATTCGTTTTTCTCTGTTATGATATTTTGGTATGTATGTCCAAGCAACAATATCGTTTTGGTTTAACTCAGTCATGAATATTTTATTGTACCAACCTTCTTCTTTGTTTACTCCACGATAATATGCTGCATTAAATCGATCTCCGTACCTTGTTTGAACATATACTTCCTCAGACCATACAGAACTTTTACTAGGTGGCAGATCGCTTGGATCTTCGATTAAATCATGCCACACAATAGTCATTTCTTTATTCATAATTATTTCCTCCTCGGTTTTTCCTTTCAAATTTCTTTATTTTAGCCCAACCAAGTACAATATCGTCCCAACTATCGGTTGAGTCAAACATACCATCACTAGAATTTAAAACAAAATGACCATTGTGAAAATCTAATATGCCATAAAACATAGAATTTTCATCGTGATCGACATTTGTAATGTAGCACAAATAAGAGCCTTCTTCTTCCGGTTTATCATCTGGATTATTTTCAAAATCGTGCCATTCTAAATCAATAGTTTGGATTAACTTCTTCCGAACTATATAAATAAGATAAATAAGAAGCATAACTATTACTATCATTTCTACACCTGACATAATTATTTCCTCCTCTCGATTTTTAATCCTTTGACTTTAGATTTAGTTGTAGGCGTTTTCTTTTTCCTTTTCACACGGTCTTTATGACTCATATGTTTATCTTTATTATACTCTCCAGCAGCACCTTTCATTTGTACTGGTTCATATTCTATAGGAGGAAATCCTCCATCAGAATCACAACCAAATATACTAGAAGTAAATGTACTAAATGCTGCCAGAGTTGTAAAAAGTCTTTTCTTATTCATTTTCTGTTTATCCCCTTATCATTCTAGCCAAATGCCAATGAATAATGAACCAGTTTTATGATCCATATTCACATCAGCAATAATTCCTTTTCTAGCCATCAATGGAAGACAATCTTTTACTTCACGGTATGGAATTGAACCAAGCTTTTCGTCGAGTATTAGTTCCTTAAAAGCCCATTCAGTAATATAGACGTATTTCTTATTATTTCTATTATTTGTACCATAAAATTCAAGAATTTCAAATTCTTTTGATACATATGGGTCACGTATCCCATATTTAAAAATTCCTCTCCACATAAAATAATCTTTAGAAATAATTTCCCAATCAAAATCCTTTATTGCGGCTTCAACCGTACTACAGATAATATTAACACATTTGTCAACATCAGGATTTATCTTCTCCACCAATTCTTTTAATTTCATAATACATGTCCTCCATAAAATAATGTCAATAGAATAATATATAAATAAAAAAAAGAAACCGTAGCAATCCGGTACAGAAAACCTCCTAAGAGGTTTTACTGTTTATGAAATGAGAAATCGATCAAAGAATTTTTACACAGATGTCCTTAGATTCTTCGAATGCTTTGATAATGGCTTTCTTGGTCCACCATTCTGCGGGTCGTACAACCCCATAATTTTCATCCCAGATCTCAGGAACAAATCTGATCTCATCATCAGGTTGTATAATACCGATTTTGCAAAACTCGTTGAGTGTTCCATCTTCTTTCGTGACGACATATTTGAGTGCCTCTGGATCAGTAATCCAGTTCCATGCACCAGCTTTGTCCTTTATTTCCTTCCATTCTGCCTTTGTGATATTATCCCTAAGATCATGAAGCTCGTCAGCTTCATCCCCAAGATATACAATTTTCCCTTCCTGTTTCCAAATCGAGTCTGGATCTTTTAAATACAGAGCACCGTCGTGCTCCTCAGTATACATTTCACTGCTCCATTTAGACAATTCATTGATGAAATTCTTTGCAAACTCGCTAACTTTAACCTTCATAATATTTCTCCTTGTGTTTTATCCCCTTTCGGTAGTCTAGTTCTCTCTAGAGCCGCTTTATTTCTCTTAATCACGGTCTTTTGGTTGTTTTGTTTTCACTCATATGAGCTACTCATTAATATAATATATAAACAAAAAAAAATAACTAGGACAATTGTCCTAGTTATTATAAAAACGTTTTTACGGATTAACTTTTACTTCCTGAATAAGAGCCAGTGATCCATCAGACTTTTTCTGGTAGAGTTCGATGTCGTCGATCTTTACTTTGACCTCTGTTTCCTTTGGATCGGAAGCTTTAATTGCGCCTTCGAGAAGGCCCTTGTCAAGTTTAATTGTAAACATAGTATTCTCCTTGAGTAGGGTTGTTTTCCCACTCATAAATATAATATATAAATAAAAAAAAAAATAACTAGGGCGTTGCCCTAGTTATTATAAAACATTTTACGGATTATCGATTTTTACTTCCTGAATAGGAATTAAAGATCCATCTGGCTTTTTAAAATAGAGGTAATTGTCGAGCTTTACTATTACTCCTACTTCATTTTTCGGTTTATTCACACCATTAGATGCTTTAATTTTACCTTTAAGAGGATTATTATTGAATACAAGTTTAAACATATTTTCTCCTTTAGATTAAGTTTAATCATAACGATAAAGGTTTTCCTTTAAATTTGTTTAAAACTAGTTTAGTTAATTCCGGTGATGGAATTTTGAAAATCGTTCCTAAAGCTCCATCGCGTTCTGTGACAGTAAAATCTTTCACAGTTTTAGTAGCTTTATCAAACACTACATTTGCGCAAGTATATCCGGGATACCTTATAAACCAACCATATTCTGTATCAGTTTCAAATGTATCCGGAACACCATTGTGCTCAAATATGTAAACATGATATCCATCACATTTGCAATCATCACTAACATATTCGTCAAGGAACATTGTCAACTCATTTCTTATACCTAAAATGCCCATAATATTTGTAACCTAATCTCCTTATATCAATCGTTTGTTAAGTACGACGTACTCATTATCATAACATAAAGGTGGAATCAGTCAAATGACTCCACCTATAATAAATTGAATTATGTTTTAATTTGACGCAACTAATACAAATTCGTCGACTCGTTTATAAGATACGACTTTTCCTTCCTTTACGTTTTTATCAAGGTCAGCATAAGCATCATCTTTTGTATCAAAACAACACGGACAAATGTGTTCTTTATTTGGAGTACAATTAACAAATCTCCATCCATATTTTTTATCAAACATTAAAGCAACCTGTCTTTTCGATCCATCAGGTTTAATTATTTCGAGCAAATCCAACATCGTTTCCATTATCGGTTTCCTCCTTTTTATGATCATCGACAAATTTACCATATTTTAACATACAAACAATCCAGTCCAATTCTTCTCTAGAAATATTTAATTTTATTCTAGTAGAAAGATTTGAACTGGATTTATTCTGTATTCCGACTAGATAACCAATAAGTCTCGCATCAAACTCGGAATTAGTAGAACTCATATTATCTTTCCTTTCTTTAAAGCCTTTCTCATATATGAGAAATCGTGCTTTACAGAAGTCTTAAACAATGAGTCATGTATACCTTCTCCGATACTAGGATCCTTGTAGAAAGAATCTATATCTTTGAACAATTTTGTAAGTTCCTGATAAATGAGTGCTGAATATAAATCGCCCTTAAATATAGATGTTTTAAGGTTTATAACATTCAACTTAACATCCTTTTTACTGAAATCAGGACGTTTCATCACATTATCTGGACATCTTGTTAAAGCATATATTGCAGGTTCTATAAAGACCATTTCTTTATCTTTCAAACCAGCTTCGATAATAAGATTTGTAAAATCTCTAATAGGTTCATCAAGATTATCGTACCATGTTGGCTTAGCACGTTCTATAATATTCTTGAGATTCTTCAGATACCTAGAAGTTTCTGCAGTAATATATTTGACATTAAATACTGCTGTTCCAGGTTTAATATCTTCAAGATGTAATATAGCTTGATCTGAATCAATAGGAATTTCAATCTTCTTAATAGAACTAAGATTCATCATCTCTTCAGATAAAGTCAAGAAAGAACCATCGAATTTGATTTCTGTAACAACTTCGTTTTCCTCTTCAGTCATTTCGTCATAAGTTTTAACGACTAATGAAACATCAGAAAGCATTTTAGAAACCAATGATGAACCATCGGTTTCTCCATCATCTTCATCGCCATTGTCATATTCATCGTTATTCAAACGATCAAGAACGTCTTCGATATATTCCTTATTGAAAATCAAGGAGACTTTTTCTGGGCCATGCATAGGTTTTAGAACAAGTCTAGATTCTACAATAGAGAAATATGTTAGCAATTCTGGATTATCGAACTCTTTTGTTTTTGTACCAGAGTGATGTTTTACTGCCATAACAGCATTAGACAATGGATTCTGAACTTCGGTACTTGTAGCTCCACCAATCATATATTCATCTTTAAAATCTTTTGGTGATCCATAACATGCTTTACATACATGATGTCTGTCAGGATGCGCACAGCAACACATACTTCTTAACCGTATAGTAGTACCAATAAGATCTTTATCGTTCTTTGTTACAGATTTCAATTTACCATTAGGAAGAATCATATTCTTTCCAACAATAAAATTCAAATGCTTTTCGCTTTCGACTTCATAATTGATGTAATTAGGGGTTCCACAATCTTCCATATTGTAATCAATCTTTAAGAACATTCCAGAAAGATTTGTCTCTCTAGACATATATCCAGACACACCAACATAATTCTTTTTATAGAACAATGCTTTAGAAGCAATTTCTGCTTCAGCAATATAGTCACCAACATTCTGAAGACCATTAAGATAAGAAGTTTTCATAACGTGATTCATAACAACATTAGAAGAACTCATACGTGGTCCTACAGCTACAAGCAACTGCGTAAGCTGTTGTTCATTAATACAATTAGAATCGATAAATGGAACAAGACATGATCTACCATCAGAAACTATAACCTCTTTAAGTTTCTTACCATCTTCAACCAATTCGTTTTCAATCTGATGAAAAGATTTTGTTGTATCAAGTTGTGTAGATAGCAATTTATTAAACTTGTCATTACGATGACAGAATTCTGAAAGATCGAAAAGCGAAATAGTAGGTGCAGCTATAAGAGAAAGTGTCTCTGTAAGCTTAGTCATTCTTTCAGTAAGGTTAGAAAGTATCCAAGAGAATACTCTTTTAGAATTAAGTTTCTTTTTCTTGATAATAGGATATATCTTATTCTGACACATATTATCGATATAGGAATGATAGGACTTCAAAAATTCTTTATCAACATCAATGAGCCAATCCTTAGTAATAGGAATTTTATACATAAAATTAAATTCAAGAAAGTACAAATTGATTAAGAATTGAAATAATGTTATATGATATTCTTCATTATTCTCATCAAAAATTGTAACATTATTTTCCATGCGCTTATAATCATCGAGCATATAATTCGTAATAAACTCACAAAAGAGATCATAATCATATTTTGTGGTAAAATTTTCATGAATATTTTTAAGTTGTAATTCAAGTTGTCCCTTATATAGGGACTGTACAAGTTCATTTGTTTGAAAAGAAATCATAAGCGTTAAACCTTCCTTAAGTATATTGTTATTGTGTTTATCACTTTTAAAATATATAAATGAAAAAATTACAAAAAAAAAATCTTACTCACATCCACCTTTCGGTGGAATGCTTTCGGATTTTTAAGAGAACAGCACAGCTTATTTATTAGTTAAGCTGAATACCAGTGTCCAGTCACAATAAAATGGAGCATCACGTTTGTCATCTTTTTCATATCTTGTGACATAATTCTTAAGATAAGCTTCTTTGTAATCTGGCATGTTTGTCAACATCCAGAATGCACGCTCAATCCTAGAATATAACGGATCACTAATGAAATCTACTGTTGATAAATTATGAAAACCACATTTGCCTAACACGACTTCCATAAATTGCCTTGTTTCCGCTGGTTCCAACCTGAACAGAAACTTGTTAATGACACCGATCTCAATAGTAGACCAGTCAAATGTTTTGACCGTTTCTACAAATGCTTTTGCGATCTCTTTAGCGAGATCCTCTTCTTTTTCTAACCTTTCTTCGATAGTCATAGTTTTACTCCTCCTCTTTCTTATCAGCCAAATATACACTTTCGTCTTCTTCAACGGAAGAATCGAAAAGATCAGAATAATTAATACCGGATTGTTTGCACAAATCCTTTACCAACTCCTGGAACAAGAAGTCCGTTGTTCCATCAATTTCTTTGGTGAAGAACCTGATTTCAAATTTTCTATCGCTTAATGGAGCGATTTTGTACCAGGCTCCAGGTTTTCCACCTTTTACGATCAAATCATTCGGGGAAATGTATTCTATAGCACTGCGCGCTGTATCACTTCCGACGATATTTAACTGAATGATGTATGTAGTACACACATTCGTCTCAGATGCCAATTCGGCATCAGTCCAATAATCGGGCTTGCCGAATACCATCGCTAGCTGCTTGTAGCAGCTTTCTTTTTTCGCTTTACGTTTTTCGTTGCACTGTGCAATAAAATCTCCCATAGTAATTTTCTCTTCATCCATAATAATACTCCTTGAACAGGTTTGGATTTTGTTTATCCTGCTCATTATTATAATATATAAATAAAAAAGAAGAAGTGAGATTAGATCTCACTTCTTTTTATAAATCATCATGAATTAGATGATGAATTATCACCCAATTTTGTAATAGCTGCTTCAACGAAATTATTTACACAACTTGAGATACATCGTCCAATTACAACAAGTGCTGCTGTTTTCGCAATGTGTTTTGCAAAGATTTTAATTCGAAGGTTTCGTTCTTCTTTTTTTCGTTCTTCTTTACTCTGTTCAGGATAGTAATCCGGATCCAAATCAGAAACTTCTTTTCTAATCGAGTGGATACATTTAGCACCTGCTAAAATGTCTCCAATGATAACACCTGTTGCGACATTATCATTTGCTTTTTCTAATAGCGATTTAATCACATCATTACTAGATTCTTTTTCCATAATTATTCTCCTTGAGAAAATAGTTTCCCTATTTCTCATTATTATAATATATAACTATAAATAAAAAAGAAGGACAAAAGTCCTTCTTTTAAAACAGATTATTTAGTCCAACAATCTTTTAAATCATGATAATTATAATAATATCTGATTCCGAGTTTTGGATATTTCATTTCCGAATCTCTTATATTAGAATTACTATATTTATCATATACATATTTTTTGAATTCTTCAGGTTCACGAATAACGATAATATTCTTGAAACCCATTTTAGTAACAATTCTGTTGCACATATCGTTAAGATAGTTTGCTGTTCGTGATACAACCACATTTTTATTGTTTATGCATAGTACACGATTATTTTTCCATTCAGGATCTGAATCATCTATCGGATCAATAATGTTTTTATAAAGAAAATCATTATAAATCCTCTCAATGTCAGTTATTGTAACTCCACATTTTCCACATAAAGAATCACAAGAATCCTTATTGAGACCAGCTTTGGGATAAACGAATTTGTATTCTTTATCATCCTCAAACAACGAATCGTAAATATAATTGTTTGTATAATTCACTGTAAATCTACGTTTATCGTAGTCATCTAATGCATAAACGTTTTTTAGTGTAGAATAAATATAATCGTCATCACCAATATACTCAATAGTGTCAAAGAAGCTTCTATAACGATTCATAGAAACTATCGAATAATATACAAACCTATCGATCAGATATTCAAAACTTCTAAGATTAGGTTTGGATCTTTTACGAGTTGTAATTTTATTTTCTCCTCGTAATCTTTTAGTAGCAGTCAATATAATCATATCATAACCTCCAAAAAGATAATATATAAATAAAAAAAAAAGAAACCATAGCAATCCGGTACAGAAAACCCCTTATGGAGTTTTACTGTTTTTAAATATGGAGGTTAGTTAAGATTCTGACAGAAGATCGACTTCCAAATAATAGTGGATATCGGTCGGATTGTCTGGATCCCAACATCTTGTTAGTTTGGCATGATGTGGATCTCCATCAAGGTCCGTGAAGTCTATCCATTTAGAAACCGAGACCCAGCTATCAAAACCATCAAAACTGTTGAGATGCCAACTGTTATCTGTTTCAACGATATCTGCATCTGATAATGAGAAAATCGGTTCAACATTGTCATCACCGTGATCTTTAAATGTGGAATCTACAATGCCTAGAAGCACTTCTGTATGATCCTTCTCCCTGCTAAGATCTCCAATTTTTACAGTTGTTCCACTATTTTTATTAAACATCTTCTCAACAAATTTCATAAAATACTCCTTTGCGAATATTAATTCGCCTCTTAATTTATAAGTACAATGTACTCATAAATATAATATATAAGTATAAAAAAAAGAAACCGTAGCAATCCGGTACAGAAAACCTCTTAGGAGGTTTTACTGTTTTCGAAGTGCTTACATTTTCAGCACTTCTTCGACTGGGGTTTCTACCCCATCGACTTGGCATGTGCAATAAATGCACCCACCAAGATCTGGCGGACCAGATATTGTGAGGTCGGCACTTTCGTGCCACTTCTTAAACTCCTCGACAGATCCCTCGAAAGAGTTCCAAACTCCTTCGTATGTAAGATCATTATACCCGGATACGCCCAATTCATACTTTACTGTCTTTGACATAATTCACCTCTTTGAAGAAGGGCTTGAATTTTTTGGTTGTTTTTCCCTTCCTCATTAATATAATATATAATTGGGGGGGGGGGGGTTT